TTAATCTATTGTTTTCATAGCCGAGATTATTTTTGTCCTAACCAAAGGTAAATGTGAAATTGAGCATATTATTTCGGAAGGAAAAACTGCTTCTTGATAACAAACTTTCCAACCAACATTTAAACCAAATGCTTTTTTGAATCCCTGCTCAAAACACCAATGAAAAAAATAATAAGGTTTTCTAAAACATCTAGAATCATTATTGAAATATAAATATATTGCACCAATATACCAGCTTAAAATATTTTTAAATTCAGTATCATTATATGTAGTTGTTGGTTTTACATATTTTTCAAGAATAGCTTTAATTTCATCAAAAGTTAGTGTACTATTTTTCTCACCATTCTTAAAAAGATATTTTCCAATCTCATATCCATCTTTAACAGAAATTCTAGCATTTAGCATAATATTAAAAACATATGAATAATACAAACCAATTTCGTGTGCAAACATTGTAATAAATCTAGAAGATTTATTGCTAGCAAAATAATGTACAAATTCATGAACTGTAGTTTCACCAATTTCTTGATTTGAAACTATTCCCAACGCAGTTGCATTATTATCCATCAAAAAATAGATTTGATTTCTTTTTGGTGCATAGAAAGCAAGAGTATAAGTTGCGTGTCTTACCAAATTTCTAACAATAAAATATTTAAATAAACTTTTTGTACCAAAACAAGGGGTTATTGTTTCTTTTTCAATTAAAGATTCAATATTCTCAACATAAGGAGACATTGTACTTTCTCTAAAACCTTGTATAAATTTTGCTTTCAATTTATCAGATGTATATAGGGGCATTCCTTCTATTGTTCCGATTGATTTTAAGCCAACTGGTGAAACCCAAACTTCGTTAATTTTTTCCATGAAATTAACTCCTATAATATTCTAGGGTATTTACAAAATTATTTGTGAAACTATCTGTTTCTTTTTTTGCTCTTTTTAAAACTCTTGCATTTAGATCAGCCATATCAGATTCAAATTTGTCTGTATCCATAAGATCTTCTTCATCTGCATCAGCTTTATATTTAGCAAAAATATTTTTATCTGATGCATTCATCATAAGAATGTTTCTTAATTCTTCATTAATTTTTCCATCAGCTGCACTTAACATTAAAGGTGGGTCGTATTTTCTAACATAACAACAAAATGCTAAACTTAAAGCAATATCATCATTACATCCTGAATCAGCTTCAACTTTTCCACTTGGTTTTGTTATTAATCCAACTAATTCTAAAGCAAGTCTTTTTGATTTTACCATTTGTGGGTATTGAGTTACATATGAATATAATGAATCTATCATCAATGGTCTTGTTTTTAAATCAGTTGTAATTCCTCTAACCATTGTATTTTCACTTTTTCTATATTTATAGAGCATTGAACCATATGGGCTTCTATCTAAATATTCTGCAATTTGATTTCCCAATGAATTATTTTCAGGAACAACAACACCAGGATACAATGCACAAGCATATTCAGCAACTTTACAGAAATCGGTAACTGGAAGTTTTCCTCTATATTCCCACATTTGATCTAATGTTTCATAATCCCATATGGTTATTGCTGACATATCAGTGCCATATTCTGAGGCTGTATCAATTCCAATAATATAATTTTTTCCAGAAATAGGTTTTTCAAAAGTCCAGCATTCACCATTAAATAGTTTTTTCACTTCTACTATTTTTGTATTTTTAGTATATTCCTGTAATATTGTACAAGTATTTTCATCGAAGAAAGATCCTTCAATTGAAACAAATCTGAGATCCAATTCTTGCCCAATCTTTTTATCATCATTATCGAACTGTTCACACATTTGTTTAAACCAAAATGGGTCATCAGCTAGTTCAGGAATATCTTTCCAATAATATACAAAGCTTGAAAAACTTCCTTGTGTTCTATTTTCATCTTTTTCAATATTTAATGCATTACTGTATTTATTGAAAAAGAACTTTCCCATTCCAACTGTTCGATTTGGTGTGCTAACAATTGCTATTCCATAAGGAATATTAAGTTTTCTAGCATTTTTCTGTGCTGTTGAAACTGCTGGAATAATTGCAGTATAAGCTTCATCAAGTTTGTCAATAAATGCTGCCTCATCAATAATAAGCCAGGATAATGTTCTTCCTCTCAATGTTTTTGAAGGAGCTTTTGGATCTACAGTATTTGCAGTAACAGAACTACCATTTGTCAATTCAAAATATTGTTCACTTGCTTTTCTGAATCCTATACCTGCTGCTCCTTTTGGAGGTTTTAACCATGTTGGAAGTTTTTCTATCATTCCTCTAATTATTCTTGCAAATCTTGTAGATTCTCTTCCATCTTTAGATATAACACCAATATGTATATTTTCATGAAATACATCTAGCCATGTACAAAGAGCTTGTATGACAGTGCTCAATCCAGTCTGTCTAGATTTTAAAGCAACTAGGAAATGGTCTTCTAATAGTTTTGTTATATATTCTTTCTGCTTATTATAGAGTTTAAATAATACCTCTTCGCCGGGAAGTTCAATTAGAATATAATGTTCAATGAAGTATATAGGATCCTTCTTACACCGAACGTATTCTGCAATTTGTTCTTCTCTTGTCATTTCTTTTGCCTCTTAAATGGTTTTGTTGGTTCTGCAAAGAATTATATTTGCAGTTGGTTTCCAGTTTCCTTCTGGTTTTGTTAATGAAATATCTGAAGCTTTTAAAATGTATTTTCCAGAATAATCAGTGTAATCAATTGTCATTGGATCAAATTTAACAGTTTCCCCTACTTTCATTAAATTCATTAGGGGGAGATTTCTTTCTAACCTAATATTTATAGTTGACATTAATGCTACCTGTCTAGCTAATCTTGCGGTTGCTGCATAATTATTACTTCCATCAGAACTTCCAAGAAATGTATTCTTATAACTTACTCTATTTTCTACCATTGGATTATAATCAATATTTTTGTTTGAAGATATTAATCCATATTTTTGGCATACCTCATTGGTGTTGAGTTCATAATTAGAAAACAATGAGTTTAGAGGTTTGTATATATAAACATTTTTCATTGCTTTGGCTGCAAATACTGTATTCCCATGATATTTTGAAACAATATCTGTATAACAATAGAAGTTTTTTCCATCCATACACTTTTTGATTATGTTTTCATTTTCTGTTGAATCAACTGCAAGCTGATAAATTGTAAATGTTTGACTTTTATTCATTCTCCCTGAAAGATTTGATACATACAATATATTATCATGAGAGCAAAATCCCAAATTACAAGCACCATTAAAAATACCATATAGATCATCTAAAAATTGAATAGATTTGTATAGTGTTGTTGGAGGAATCAAAACTTGTGGAATTACTTCAGTATTTAAATTTTCTGTATCAAGAACAAGTGTAGATTGTGAATTATCTTTAACTAGTTTTTCCAATATTTCTTTGATTGTTTTTCCAATAAAAACATCATTAACTGTTGCAGATATTGTTTCAAAAGATTTCTTTGGAACAGTTGTAAATTGATATTCTCTTTTTTCTCTTGTCTTATTTATAGCTTGTTCTTTTGTAACACCAAATGTTGATGCAGATGTTAACGATACAAGTTCAAGATTAAATTCATCAATAACAGATGCTTTATATGCGTCAACAGTTTCATTTCCTTTATATTGAATAGTTATCATTATTGATTCTTTATCATAAATTCTTTCACGAATAATATCTGTCGGATCCAAAAGTAGACTAATGACGACTGTCGGATAAGCATTTACTACATTAGAAATTATACGAAGTGACTTTAAATCAGCTGTATAATCTAGTTTCGCAATTTTAACAAGAACTTTGAATCCAGTAGTTTGGACTAAAACAGCTTCTTTTTCTGGCATATGCTAAATCATTCCTTGTTTTTATTTTTGTTCTGAAATTTAATTACCGACTACGTTATATATATTAATTTTTGAGAATAAATAGATTAGATTTTATTTTTTAAAAAATGGAGGAAAAGGTAAGAATGAAGAACTTGAAAGATTGTAAGGGATTTTATGTAATTAATTCTCAGGAGGTATTTGAATGTTTCTTGAAGCTTCATGGGTGGGATCAAGAAAACTTCAAGAAAAGATCTGGGTTAGATTTCGAAAAAGTTAGAAATTGGTATTTTCACCTTCCAAAAGAACCTGAAGAACAGGTATTTGAGGAAGCAAAAGCAAAAAAAATAAACACCAACGGAAATTTGCTAGCACTTTTTCATAAAAATTTTTCAAAAGAAAAAGTTTATGATTACTACAAGTTGTATATAAAGGAAGCCTAACCGCTTCCTTTTTAATTTCAACAACAAAAAATGAAAGGAGATAGTCATGGAAGACATTGAAGATCAAAGAAGACAAGAATTAATTATAGAAAGGTATCCTCGTTATAGAAAAATTCGTGATGAGGAAAAAAAGAACGAATTTGAACATAAACACTTAACAGAAAAAGATATTTATGAAATAAATCAGCAATTATGCATAGAATTTGGGTTTGGGAAAGATTCAATAAAGATAAATGAGTTATGCTGTGAAAAGGATCTTTCAAAATTTAATAATGTTCTTGAATGGACAATCTATAACCATGAAGATCAAATAAGATTACAAGCTGAAGATGGAATGACATTAGAGCCATTTGAATTTCACAGATGGGCTTGTCCTGGTGATTGGTTTAGATTTATCGAGAATAAAAAAATGACATACGGAACAATGTATAATTTGTTTTGGTATGTTTATAACAGAGCTGTTGAGGATGTTCATGATTATGTGAATGAAAAGATTCCATATGACATAAAATGGAAAAAAACACCACACGATATAGATGAAAATGGAAAACCAATTACGTTCAGCGTAAATTTAAAAACAGTGACAAAAACAAAGGGAATGGAAAAGGTTGTTGATGAAATAAATTATAGAGTAATGAATTTAGAAAATGATATTTGGTTTTACGAAATTCTAAATAAATGTAAATCTCTAGAATCTTTCACAGGTTATAGAATTAATTATGATAACGAATCTGGGGCATCTAAGGAATATGATCCATCTTCTGATTTTATATTCTGTAGTGCTGACGCTGCTAGAAGTGTTTCATTTACAAATTTTTTAGATGATTTTGAAAAAATTCAAAAAGATCCAGATAAATTAATGAATATAATTGATTATGCAAAAGATTATGTAAAAAACGAATTTGAAAAAGTCTACAATAAAGTGTTACAAGAATTTGAACAAGGAGAGTTGATTTTAACTCATAATAAGAAAAAAAGAAAAATTCTTGGGCACACAGAATTTTTTGAGGATTTAAAGGACATTTACGATGGAGAAGACTAAAAAAAGAAATTTACCAATCAATGTTGTTGTATCCATAACTTGCGATATTTGCAAAGACTCTTTTAAGAATGAAATTACATCAGTTGATGACATATGTAAATTTCAAGAAACAATAAGAATAAGGAAAGAGTGTGGTTATGGAAGTATTTTTGGTGATGGAAATTACATCTCTATCGATATTTGCGAAACATGTTTTAAAAAATTATTTGAAAAATACATTAGGAGGGATTATGAATGAAGAATTCGTTTTAACTGTATGTGCTCCAATTGATGAAAACAACTATAGGGGTGTTTCATTTTGTAGTGGATTCGGTCTGAAAATAGGAAGATTTGATAGCACGAAAAACCATAATGAACAATCTTATCGAACAAAAGATATTTCAGCTCCTAATTTATTTATGTTGTGTAGGAAGCATAGGGAAGAAAATGCAGAATTGAGGTTTACCCCAGATCTTCCATATGGAAATTTTAATATTTTGCAAGAAAAAGATTTTATAATGATTAGTATAATGAAAGAAGGACTAACTATATACACTCTTTCAGTAGACGCTGTGTCAGAAATTTCAAAAATTACATATGATCAACTTGAGAACTCAGTTGGTAAAACTAAAACAAAAGATGTAAATGATATTGTAAGAGAGGTTTCCAATAAAATTAGTGATATTTTGTTTGAAAAATTGCCTGCAAAGGAGGTTTAAAAATGAGAGTTATTTTTCAGGAACTCGAACAATTTATAAATGAAGCAAATGAAACGAATTCAACGCTTGATAAGATCAAAGTTCTTTCAAAATATAAAGAATTAAAACCTATATTTGTTTGGATATATGATACAATTAATTATCAGTTTGGTGTTACATCTGCAAATGTAAAGAAAAACAAAAATCTCGGGGTTTCTAATTTTAGTGAAACTAATATAATTAATGTGTTATCACAGTTATCTTCAAGACAATACACTGGGCATGCCGCATTAATGTTAGTAAATTCATTAATTGAAAAAAATCCTGAACATGAAGAGCTGATTTATAATATTATCGATAGAAATTTGAAAACAAGAATCGGTGTCGAAATAATAAATAAGGTCTGGCCAGGATTGATTCCTGTTTTTGATGTTGCTCTTGCTGTTTCACAAGAAGATGCTGGGGAAATCGATTTTACTAATAATAAATATTACGCATCAAGAAAATGTGATGGTGTGAGATGTTTAGCATTGGTGAACGAAGGAGAAACCAAATTATTTTCAAGACAGGGAAAAGAATTTGAAACTCTCAACAATTTAAAGAAAGCAATAAACGAATCAAAAGCTATAAGTACATATGTTCTTGATGGGGAAGTATGTCTAGTCGATAATCAAGGAAATGAAAATTTCCAAGGTGTAATGAAGGAGATAAGAAGAAAAAATCATAATATTGAAAAACCAGTTTATATGGTTTTTGATATTTTAAATCTTGAATGTTTTTTGAAAGGATATTTTGAATTGTCATTTGAAGAAAGATTGAAAAATCTACATCAACTTATTAAAGAGAATGAGAACATAAGAATTCTCGAACAAGTATTAATAACAAGCAATCCTGAACTTTTGGTAATGGTTGAAAAAGCGAGAGCCCTCGGTTGGGAAGGACTAATTTTAAGAAAAGCATCAAGTCCGTATGAAGGAAAAAGATCTAAAAACATGATTAAAATTAAAGACTTCAAAGATGCTGAGTTTGTTGTTAAAGATCTTGAATTTGGAAACATCCGATATATCCTCAATGGAAAAGAAGTTGAAGAAAAAATGTTAAGTAATGTTTTTATTGAATACAAGGAAAATCTTGTCGGGGTTGGAAGCGGATTTTCAATAGATCAAAGAAAAAGAGCCTATCATGAACCAGAATTCCTTCTTGGAAAACTGATAACTGTTTCCTATTTCAATGAAAGTATTAATGAGCATGGAAAATATTCATTGAGATTTCCAACAGTAAAGGCGATTCATGGAGAAAAAAGAGAAATCTAAATTTAGTATAAGTGGTAAACTATCTTGTTTACCACTTTATAATAAGGAGGAATTATGGATGAATTGTGGATGTGGTTAAGAATAATTTTCTTAATCGCTTTTTTTGGGGTGTGTATAAATGGATACCTTAAATGGAAGAAAGGAGAATACAATGAACATTAATGATTTACCTGAAAAAGTTTTGATTGTTGAAAAAAGAAAAGATGGTTGGGGAACTGATATTCGAGCAAGATTTATTTGCGGATGTACAGATTCTGGATGTGATGTTCATATAGACTTTGAATATAATATTGAAGACAAAACTCTAATTCTTATGTTTTATAAAAAATTAAAATGGCATGAGTCGTATATGACAGAAAAAAACACATTTTTCGAAAGATTATCCGATAGGTTGTCAGAGTACAAGGAGAGATTTATCGTGGCATGTAGGGTTCTGTTTACGGGGTATATAGACGTTGAAAGCGATATTTTAATACATGGGGAAAAAGATATTAATTCGTTTATTGAACTTTTGACTCAATGTAAAGATTGGTGCCAAAAAGAGGATTAATTTATGCAAACTGAGAGTGGAGAGTTCTGGTGTGATTTTTGCAAAGATGGTTGTTGCCTTGATCATTGGGTAATTTGCCCAAATTGTATGACAAGAATGCAAACTGAAAATTGGCAAGCAAAAAGAATAATAGAAGAATTAGAGGAAAAAATCAGAAAACTCGGGGAGGAAATTAAAAATGAAAATAGTAATCAATAATAGCTATGGCGGCTTTGGTCTTTCAAAAAAGGCAATATTAAAATATTTGGAGTTGTGTGAAATAACACCATATTTCTACAAAAGAGATTCAGATACGCCAAGATCTTTTTATGCGAAGATAACATCAGAAGAATATCTAAATAATAATAGACTACGAAAGTCAGTTATTATTTTAAAAAAAGATCTCGGTGATAACTTTTTATGGGAGCCTGAAATAAATAAACAATACTTTTCAGATGATGATATAGAAAGAACAGACGAAAATCTTATAAAAGTTATTGAACTTCTTGGTCAACAAGCTAATGGAAAATTCGCAAGTCTTAAAATAGTGGAAATCCCGGAGGATGTGGATTGGGAAATAACGGAAAACGATGGAATGGAGCAAGTATCTGAAAAACACAGATCTTGGTATTGAAAATAAAGGAGGATAAAATGGTTGTTCTAAATGGCGAAGACCTTTCTTTTAATATATATTGCCACGAATGTGGAAAATATATTGAAACTAAGAAATATATTACTGACTTAAAACCTTTTCAAAAAATATCTGGAGCTAGATATTGCTCTTCTGAATGTAAAGCATTTCATACTGACAAGGAATGGTTTGTAAACAATGAATATAAAAAACTAGTATTGGATAATACTGTGGCTATTAAAAAAACAATTGGAGGTAAAAAATGATCAGTTCGTGGACGATTTATGGGCTTATTGTGTTAGGTAACTTTGGATTTTTGGTTGGGCTCACAGCTGTATTGCTCACATTTGGATTGATAATTGTTTCTGGTTATTATATTATGGAAACAACTTCTGATTATTCAAATAAAGATGATCTTAAAATAATAAAACCTATTATGAAAAAACTAGTAGCAGCAGTGGTTGTATTATGGTTATTGACTGCTTTGTGGCCTTCAACAAAAGAAATGGCAGCTATTTATCTAATTCCTAAAATAGCCAACAACGAGCATGTTCAAAAGATTCCTGATAAAGCATTGACTGTCCTAAATAAATATTTAGATGAGTGGATTAAAGATCAAGTCTTTGATAAAAAGGAGAAATAATATGGATCCCCAAACACATCAAACATTTGGTCTTATACAACAACAAATAGAAACATTAGAAGAAAAAGTAGAAAAAATGCAAGATATCATTGATGATCTAGTAAAAACAATGGTTGAGGTAAACAATGGTATGCATATTTTACAGAATTTTGCAGAAAGCATGTTGTTATTGTTGCCTAGTATAGATAGGAGAATTAACAGACTGGATGATAAATTAAAGGAAAAGGGTAATGGCCCTTGGGGAGATCATTAATATGAATATAGACAATAAGATTAATTTAGAGCAAATTACAGAAAATAAATATATAATAGAATATATTGAAGAATGTGGTGCTTGCAAAGCAACTGGTTTATATCAAGGTTTTGCAGAAAGTGGTGGCGCAGCAGTTGTTTGCAGTAGATGCAAAGGAACTGGAAAAGTAAAGGTAAAACAAGGCATAACAATATTCATAGAAAGAAAAGACAAAAAAGGAATAAAAAGAGTTTATTCTAATGCTGGAGGTTATGGTATTACAGACAAAGATATAAAAACAGACGAGGGCAAAGTTATTCATTTTTCACAATATGGTGTTGAATATGATTTGTGGAAACAGGGGGAAGAACCAAAACCTATCGAAGAATTAATATGCCCATACTTAGAAACAAATCAAAATATGCAAGATAGTAACCATTTTGCCCATGATTTATACAGAAATTTTTGTAACAATAATACAAATTTAGGAAATAGAATAACTGAATGTAAACTTTATGGAATTAAAGATAAATGTTGGAAAATATATTGGGAATTAAAAAGGAGAAAATAAATGGAAAATAAAAAGTACATTATTGATTATGACTCAATGGTTATTTTTAATACCATTGAAGCAGTTAACGAAATGATCGCTCCTAAAGGAATTAAGATAATTATTGCAGATGAGGAGCATGATGGGGCTGAGGCTATTTACTTAGAAGAGATAGGAGAATAATATGTTTTGCAAAAAAGAAAAAAATGAACCTAGTATTAAAGTTAGTTATATAATAGAAAAAAATGGATTAAATCAATATCGTATAGTTAAAAAATTTAGTAATAGCGGTAGAAATTATTATGTAGGAGAACATAAAACATTAAGTGATTATTCAAGTACAGCTAAAATGTTTTCTACATTAGAAGAAGCTGAAGATGAAATAAAATCTTATGCATGGGAAATAGTTAAAAAAATAGAAGGAGAATAAAAATGTATAGCAAAATATTTAAGGTTTGGAGAAATCAGTCAGAATCAGATAAAGCATTTCGAGTAGAGTTTGAAGCTCAATGTTCTTCTTATGAAGCAGATGTACTTTCATACTACATAGGTAAAGCAATATCTTTCTTGTCGAGAGATTGGAGTTCTCTACTTAAAGAGATATCAAAAGAGGAACCAATACAAAAACAAGAAAGAAAAACAGAAGTTTTATTTAAACTATTTTCACGAGATGAATTCGTTGGTTATGAAAAATGGGATTGTAATTGGCGATATTGGAGTTATAGTCAACCAGGCCCTTTTGGTGCTAGACCTTGGAGCGGAGGATATATTCCACATGACTCAAAAATATTGATAGATAAAATTGAAGGAGAATGAAAATGAATAACCTAGAAATAATTTCATTAATTGGAATTGTTATAATTGCTATTAATCTGGGGTTGATTTATTTTGCTGTAAGGGAACACACACAACTTAAGAAAATTAACAAGATACATACGGAAGCGTTGAGGGATAACATATCCCTAGAAAATAAGGCAGATGATCTCAATAGAAAATTAAAAACAATTGAGGATAAAGAAAAAGAAGAGAAAAAAGTTAAAATAAACGATTTGAAAATTGGAGATTCTATTATTGTCAAAAGTGCAACACCTAATAGCTTTTACGGTTATGGCATTACACACACTTTTTGTTTTGAAGGATTTGAAATAAGAGAAATAAGTCCAAGCAAACAATATATAAGACTTTATACAAATGAAAATAAAGAAGTTTGGAGGACTTTTGAATCATTGAATATTATGGAAGTTATTAAAAAGAAAGAACCATTTGTAGGAACTACCGGATGTTTTATAGAGGAAAGATAAGAAGGAGAATCTATGAAATGTAAAGATTGCCCAAATGACTTAGGATACAGATCAGGAATGCATTGGCCTCCTTATGTGGCAACCTGTGGATTAGGTAAAAATCAAGTGATATCAAAAAAAGGAGAACTATATAATAGAAAGTGTAAACGAAATTATATAGCAAAATTAGTTCTTCCTAAAGATGTTGATTCTGATACAACAACAATGACTCTTCCTCCTTATGAAGGAGATAAGAAATTTACAGCTGTAATTGATAATATTGAGGAAATCACCAAGTTTAGAATTCCTTTAGCAACAAAAGGAGAGTATATGGCGGATGAAGATAAAATAAGGGATGACTACAAAAAAGAAACAAAAGAGGATGCTTATTGTTCATATAATGATGATGGTGGAAATTTTACTGATGATTATGTTCATTGGTTAGAGGATTCAGTTATAAATAAGAATGAAGAATTAAAACAGAAAAATGATTTGTTGGAAGAGATAAAAAAACATATAAATACTTATTTTAAAACAGCTAAATCAATAAGTGCTATAGACATCCTGAAAAAAATAGAACAGCAAATGATTTTGTTACAATTATAAAGGAGAAATAAAATGGATGGGTATGAACTATTGGGAGAAGATAAAATTCCAAGATGCTGTGGTTCATGTAAATTTATACGATATAGAGGACCTGACCATTATCATAAATTTGTAGATCCTCTACCTTTTTGCAAGAAAGAAGAAGAACTTATCTGTATTTTTGGTCTTTGTCTAAAATACAAACCGAGTAAATTAATTTTTATAAAAGGAGAATGAAAATGAAAAGGGAACTAGAAGATCAACTAAAAGAAAAATATCCAAAAACATTTAAAATTTTAAATATTGGTCGCAAAGAAGATGCTCCATTTTGGGGAATACAAACTTGGGGATTTGAATGTGCAGATGGTTGGTTTGACATAATAAATCGACTGTGTGAAAAAATTGAACCAATTATTGAACAACAGGAAAATCCTGATGATTATTATGTTGAACAAGTGAAAGAAAAGTTCGCTGGTTTAAGATTTTACATGAGTCTTCACGATGAAAAAATTGAAGAGTGTATAAGACAAGCAGAAGAAGAATCGTTTAAAACTTGTGAATATTGTGGAAACCCTGGTGTGGTAAGAAGGGATGGGTGGTTAAAAACTATGTGTGATGCTTGTTATAAAGAAGATCAAGAACGAAAAATAAAAGATTCAATTGAATGGGTTGAAAAACAGCTCGAGGATAAAAGTCTTACTCCTGTGAAAAAAGATAAATTGTTAGAACAACTAAAAAAATTAAAAGGAGAATAAAATGGGGAAAATTACACTTGCATTTTATGTCCAAAATCAGGGGGATGGATCTGCTTCAGTAAGATTCTATGAATCTGAAGAAGTAGCTAAATTTGCAGAAGAATTTGATAATTTAGCATATGATTCAGGATGGGCCGAAAGCAGTGTTGATACAATTACACTGGAAGGGGATAACATAAAAGTTAGTGATGAAGACAGAAAATATATTCAATCAAAAGCTGACCTAATTGAAGAAATAAAAAGAGATTTAGATAGTGATTGGATAGAGGAAGATGTTGTAGATCAAATAAAAGAATTATTGAAAGAACTTGAAGGAGACTCCACTGAGGAGGGCATGTGAAACAAGAAATGAATGGTAAGATAAAACATGCTTTTTGCCCAAAGTGCAAAAGTGATAATATGTATTATGAAGATCCCGTAATTAAAGAGGACAAACTTTATTATTATTTCGAGTGCAACGATTGTGGGCAGACAGGTAAAGAGTGGTATAAAATAGCATTTTTAGCAGTTACATTTGATGGTGAGTAAACAAAAATAAATAGGAGGATATATGTTAGTAAAGTATAGTTCAAATAACTCAGGTGGACATTGGTGGCTAGGAGATCAGGATTGGATGAATCTTGAAAAAGCGGGCTGGAAGGTAGGATGGATTAAAGATGAGAGTGGTGATAATAGGAGAAAACACAAACCAGATAAGAATGGAGAATATCGTTGGTTAGGGGCTCTTGCTACAGATGCATCAAAAGAGTTTAATTCCATAAAAGAAGCATTAGAAGAATTTGAAAGAATAACTGACCAAAGGGTATCAGATGAAGGATGTAACTGTTGTGGGGCCCCTCACAGTTTCAACTGGGATGGTGGTTATATAAGTGGAAGTGATTGTTTGAGTTATTTATATGATGAAGTCCCAGGATCATTGAGGGAGGCTTGTGAAAGATTAAATAAATAGGAGGACATATGAAGGAATTAATATGGAAAAAAATTCCAAATAAAAATGTTCGTCTTATTTGGAAACACCCAAAATGTTCTCGTAAGAACTGTCAACACTTTAAAGATGTAATTGATGTTCCACCAACATTTTTTGAAAATTCTGGAACACCAATATGTCCTGAATGTGGTGATGATTATGAATATTTGAGAACTGAAATACTCTCAGGGGGAAAAAATGGCTAGACCAAAAAGAAAGATTTTTTACTCTTTGGGAGGATTTAGAGGGAAAGATAGTGAGTTGCCAGATATTCTTAAAGACGAAAAACTACGAGCAATGTTTAAAAATGTAAGAACAAAAAAGCAGGCATTGAAAAAACTTAAATACATTCCAACAGATTCTTTTATTGTAAGGCTTGTCACCAAAGGAGAAGACAGTTATATAAAGAATGTTTGGAAAGGAACTAAAAAAATTGAACATTAGTTTTTTGAAAACGATTGAGTTATATATATTAATTTATGAAATGAAGAGATGATTATTTTTTAAAAGGAGTAAATATGGAACACATACAAGAAATGGCAAGGTTGGGAAGTATTAAAAATATTGAAATCTGGGTTTATCATGAAAATTTAATGAATCCTTCATTTCATATTAAAACAAAGACTTACGAAATTGTTCTGCAAATTAAAGATTTTAAAATCTTAGAATGGAAATACAGAATTTCGGGACAAAAAAATATATCCACTTCTGATAAATTAATTATTTACAAATTTTTAACAGAGAAGCATCGTAAGTTTGCCACCACAAATTGGCAAGTGCTTTTGATTTATTGGAATGATAGTAATTTGGAAAATCAATTATCAGAAGATACAAAAATTCCTTCATTGAAAGAATTTTTGAATATCAAAGACAAAAAGTAAGGGAGAATATTTATATTCTCCCATTATTTTTATTTTAAAAAATAAAAGGAGGTGAAAATGAAAACAGGAGAATTGAAAAAAATAACAACTGATACATATGAAATAAGACATTGGTTAGAAACTGGTTATGAAGAGTTAGAAGGAATAAATGGAAATCCAGATCCATTTATATTAGAGTTTCCTTCTTTATTAGATATTGGAATAATGGGTAAATGTAATAATAATTGTAAATTCTGTTATCAAGGAGATAATTATGACGAACACATGTCTCTTGATAATTTCAAAAAAATAATAGATGAATGTAAAGATTTTACAAATCAAATTGCTGCTGGAGGAAAAGGAGACCCAAACAAACATCCAAATTTTAAAGAGATCCTTGAATATTCTGTTAAAAATAAAGTTACACCAAATTATACGACATCAGGAATTGATTTGACTGATGAAGAAGTTGAAATAACTAAAAAATACGTTGGTGCCACAGCAGTCAGTATGCACTCAAAAGATTATACTTTCAATGCGCTTAACAAGTTTATTGATGCAGGAGTAAAAACAAACATTCATTTTGTTTTATCAAAAGAAACATACACTGATGCTTTAAGAATAGCAATTGGTGGAAATCCATGGAATGATAAAATAGATTTAAATAAAATTAATGGAATTGTTTTTCTTCTTTTTAAAAAACAAGGTCGTGGAAAAAATTTAGAAAACTTTTCATTGAATAAAGAAGAATTAAAATTATTTTTGAATCTTTTTATTATTCATGACGCATTTAGACAACATACTTGTATGTTAGGTCTCGACCCTTGTTTAGTTAATGTTATGAAAAGACTAAATATTAAGTTTACTTCTGAGCAAGAAATGTGTGTTGATACTTGTGAAGGTGCAAGAATGGGAGGATATATTTCTCCTGATATGAAATTTGCACCGTGTTCATTTGGAGGAAAAGAAAGAGGTCAATCAATAATTGATTCAACTATAAGAGAAATATGGAACGATGGAAAAGAAGTTGTTGACTTCAGAGATAAATTAATAAAGGATCCATATTGTTGTCCATATGATTTAATAGATATTGGAGGTGAAAATGACACACAAATGGATGTCTGATTTATGTCATGAATTATTTGCTATTGTTAGTGGTTCTGTTGGTGTTGGGGGATCTATTGAAGAAACTGTTGATATAATGATTGATGCTATAAAAGAAGATCTAAAGACACTTTCTTTCTTAGAAATAATAAAACTATTTATTTATAGTTTAAAACACAAAGTTTTGAATAAAATTGGAGGTTAATAATGCCCAGCTACTTAATTTCAGATTGTCATTTCGGCCATAAAAACATCATGTTATACGAAAAGAGACCCTTTGAAACAATCGAAGAGATGGATTCACATATTATAAAATGCTGGAATAACAAAGTAAATAAACATGACACAGTATATTTTCTTGGTGATGTTTCTTTTTATGGAAAAGAAAAAACACGAGAAATAATAAATTCATTAAATGGAAGAAAATTTTTGATTATGGGGAATCACGATCGTGCTCATTCAATGATTTGGTGGAAAGATGCTGGATTTGAATGGGTTTCAAAATGGCCAATACTTTTTAAAAAATGGTACATTCTTTCGCATGAACCAATTTATTTAAATGAGAATATGCCCTACGTCAATGTTCATGGTCATATTCATAGTAAAAAATATACATCACCACAATATATAAATATATCAGTTGAACAAATAAATTATACACCAGTAGATTTTGAAGCAATACGTTTTCCTGAAGAACCAATTGACCCAGAAATTGCTGAAGACGGTGAAATTCAATAAAAAAGGAGAAAATCATGGGATTAGACGTTTACTTATACAAATTTGAAAATTTTGAAAAAACAATGGAACTTGAAGAAGAATTCTCTTCAGAATCAACCGAAATGCGGAAAAAAAATACAAATGGAAAATCATATAGTAAATTAACAGAAGATGAAAAAAATATACTTTCTAAAAATAGTAAAGAATTGAGAGATGCAATATTTTGTGGGGCTCCATTGATGGAAAGTATTGAAATTGATTCATCATTATATCCAGAGCATCTATTTAAAATTGGTTATTTTCGAAGCAGCTACAACTCAGGAGGAATCAATTCAGTATTGAGAAGAACTATTGGAAAAGATCTTTATGATATTTTTCAACCAGATCTACAGGATGAATATTATATAAGACCTGATTGGAATAAAGCATTAACCATAGCAACACAAATAAAAGAAGAGTTTGAACAACATGTTCATCGTTGTCCATTCGATGTTATAAGTGAATCTTTTCGATACGTTTCTAAAGAAATAAATTCTGACAAAGAAGCTTTGGAAGTATTCATGAAAGAATATGAAGACACTAAAAAAAGAGTATTTGATAACTATAGCAATAGCAATGGAACTTTTTATTTAGGAGAAAATTTTCTAAAAGTTAGAGGAGTAATAACTGCAAAAAATAAATTGGGGGATTGTTGTTATATTATTTATGAAAAACCATCAGAAGAGTATTGGATAAAAGAGGCACTAGAAATAGTGATAGAAACAATAAACTACGTTCTTTCACAACCTGATAAATATCAATATAGACTGGGTTGGAGCAGTTAAGGAGATTATCATGGGTGATAGATCAAATATTGTTGTTACGGGATTTGGTGATAAACTTGGTCAAAGAATTTATTTGTATGGGCATTGGATGGGAATGAACCATGTAAAAATCTTGAAGGAATCTCTATTAAGAGGAAGAGATAGATGGAATGACCCATCATATTTAACTAGAATAATTTTCAGTGAAATGATTAAAAATGATGTAATGGGGACAACAGGATATGGAATTTCACCTGAGATTATGGATAATGAACATCCATTACTTATTGTCAATGTTGAAATACAAACTGTGACACTTGAAGATTATAAAATTATTTCTTTTGAAGATTTTATAAAAAATGGATTTCCAGAAGAATATAAGGAGGAGTAATCATGGAAGACAAAACAGATTTTGATGGAAATGAGCTGATACCATTTGTGATAATAATTCGTGACAATGTTGTAGACGAAATGATTAGATGTCATAATTCTGCCGAGGCTGAAACTATTTTTATTGAGCAGGTAAAACTTCATACAGGAACAAATGATCAAACACAAGAGTATATTGATATGATACTTGATGATGGGTGTGAATCTTTTGATGATGGATCCGTATGCATTTCTTGGGCATAAGGAGGTTTGTATGAAGATACGAATGTCGAATGTAACAAATAGTTCATCAAGTTCTTTTCTGGTTGCTTGGCCAAAGAGAATTAATAAAAAATCAAGAAAAACGGTAATTGAGTTCATTGAACCAGAGAAAGTTGATACAATTTTAAATGATTCTACCAAAGGAATAAAAATTAAATATACACCTAGAACAATTGAAAGAATAACTAATATTTTTCTCAGAACTGGTGGATGGTTAGATGAAATACCAGAAGAACTAAAAAGTTTATTGGATGAAGAAACAAAAATTATTAATGATAATGTATTGTGGAATAAGCATTTTGCAAAATATTCAGTATCTAGTGAAAGATATAAAGAATATAAAAAAGATTGGGTTAGTTTTAGAAAAAAATTAGCCGAAGCTTTCATTAAAAAGACAGAAGGAATGTGGTTATATTCTTATGAATATAGTGATAATGATGGTGAATTTTATGCAGATATGGAACATGGGAGAACATTTTATGAACTTGTGTATATACAATTAAGTCATCATTAAAATAAAAAGGAGATAGCTTATGAAAATAAGAGTGTCAAATGTAACAAACAGTTCAAGCGCCAGTTTCTTTTTAACTGTTGAAACTGTCTATTCAGATATGGCAGAATTTAAAAAAGGATGGGAAAAATTTATATTAGAATGTTTAGATAATGAATTTTCTGAAAAAAATGAAAACTATATTGTAAGGGAAACACAAAATATAGGTATTAAACATATTGGGCAAAATATATTCAGATTAGATTCACACACTTCAATGCTTAATGACATTGTATCAGATCTTCCAAAACCTTTCTTAAGAATCTTACTTGATGTAAACAGAGAAGTAGCACTTTCAAAATATGGAATAAAAACAGCAAAATTGGAAGTCTTCGAAGATAATGGATCTATTGATGATTACAACAGATATCCAATGGAGGAAGAACGGGAAAAGGAATTAAAGAAACATTTGGGAGAGGTCATTAAAAGAATTAAAAAAGAAGATATTAGTGCTGAAAAACGATGGAAAAAACTTATGGAAGGTATTAATAGAGATAATGTAAAAAGTACCTCAGAAACATATTCGAATGAGGAGGATTAAAAATGTCTGTGTATTACAATGCAATAGAACTTGGATTTAACATTTTTATGGTTATTGCATGTTTAGCTTGTATTATTATATCGTCTTTCCACTGGTCAGATAAATACAAAGAAAAAAATAGTTTCGAAAAAGCTATTTTTTATCTGATGTGGGCTACCTTGCTCATTAGTATTTTAAGATCGTGGAATATAAGTAATAATTAAAAGGAGAAAAAATGAAAAAAAATAAAGAAGAAAATGATGTACCTGAGTTTAATGAAAATGAAGGATTACATTCTGATTGCACTTATGCTAAGGGATTAAATTGTGATTGCGTTGGTGTTAAAGGATTTATTGGAACAAAAACCCCTGTTAGTAATTCCTACGAAGGAACTACAGGTGTTAAGTGTGATCCTGGTGTTGCACAAGGGTTAAGTTGTAATTGTGGTGGTGATAAAGGTGATGAAGGATGGAAAGGAAAATATAAAATGGAAAAAGTAGAAAGAATGGGAATGGATGATAGCAAAGTAGCGACAAGATTATTGGAAAAAAATTGGAGTCCGCTTTTGGTCCGCAAGTACCAATTACGCGGCTGGCCTCTTTTTTTAGGAATCATAACGGATTGTAGCATATCGTCTCTCGATACGTTATTTTATAAAGTTGTTGACGAAGCAGAAAAATTAGGAATGTTCGATCAAGATTTACAAAATATTAGAAATTTTGTAGGATTTTTATCAGACAAAGTAATTGAACATTTCGATTCAATGAAACGAGGATCTGTCGAGGGGGTAGCAATAATGTGGTACGTTGATAAATGCGCTGTGGCTAGTTCACTATTTGGAGATCATATGGTACATAAAGCGTGTAGGGACGAATTCTACTTTATAATCGGCATGTTACCTCACATATAGATTGTTTTATAATATCTCGAGATGATCTTCTACTAAACTAGAACAAAATATAAAAGTAGGAGATCATTTAAAATGAGTCTATGTGATTATGGTTGTGGTCAAGAAGGAATTTACAAGATTGGAAATAGATTATGTTGTTCTAAATCTTATAATTCCTGTCCTGCCAAAAAAGTTAGAAAAATTGTACCTAGAGAAAAACCAGAGGTTTGTGACTACGGATGCGGGCAAGAACCAAAATTTAGATTTGCCAATGATAAGTGGTGTTGTTCTGCATCGCAAAATGCGTGTCCATCTAAAGCAAAAAGATGTGCAGAAGCATCTTTTGGAAAAAGAGGGGATGGACACGCAAAACCTTTTGGCACAATCGAATTATGTTCTTTTGGTTGTGGAAAAATTGCTGAATTTAAATACAAAAGTGGGCAGTATTGCTGTTTAGATGACTGGCATAGATGCCCAGGACAACATGAGAATATATCAAAAAGAACAACTATTATTTGGTCTGACAAACAAAGAAGAAAAAATTTAAGCGACCTCAGAAAAAAGAATAAAAAAGTTCCTAAACCTATAGCTCTTTCTGAAGATACAGAATATAAATGTAAATATTGTGGGGAAAAAGCTAAATTTTTATTTAAAACTCATATGTTATATAGCTGTTCAGATCGCATTGAAAGGTGTCCAGTCGTCAGAGAAGATGCATCAAAAAAGAATAAAATAAGATGGGAAGCCCCAGAATTTAGAGAAATGATGTCTGGAAGAGAGTGTTCTGAGGAAACAAGAAATAAGATAAGTAAATCTCAAATTGGAAAAACAATATCAGAAGAGACTAAAAGAAAGATTGCTCTTACGAGAAAGGGAAAATCTTTAGAAGAATGGTTAGGAAGTAAAGAAAAAGCAGATGCCTATAGATTAAAAAAATCTTTACTTATGAAAGGTAAAACTTTTAAAGATAGATTTGGTGAAGAACGTGCTAAAGAAATAATAAAGAAAACCTCAGACAAATTAAAAGGAAGAACTCACACACTAGAAACTAGAAAAAAGATGTCTATAAAGAAAAAGGAGCACTGGAAAGACCCAAATGTTACTTACAATCAAAAAGAATGGCGAGAGATGAAAGGAAGGAATACATCTCAACGATTGTTAGATCCAGAATATTGTAAAATGATGCAACAAGCTTTACATATGAAACCTAATAAACCCGAAACTTTATTGATAAATCTTTTTAAAGATCTAAATCTTGACTTTAAATATGTTGGTGATTTTTCAGTTATAATTAATGGTAAAAATCCAGACTTTATAGATGAAGAAAAGAGCCTCATCATTGAGTTTTTCGGCGATTATTGGCATGGAGAAAAATATAGAAATGATGGAATTAGTAATGAAACTCATGAACAACAGCGTATCGAACACTTCCAGCAGCAAGGTTACGAATGCCTCATAATTTGGGAGACAGACCTACAAGAAAACCTACAAGAAACAGTTAACAAGATTCTCGAATTTAGTTGTAATACTCAATTATAAATAATTTAACAAAAGGAGAACAGTATGAAACATGCATCATTTACAAAACCGTTATCAATTTCATTCACACAAGAGGTTTTTAAACAGATTAAAGATATTACTGACCAACAGAGAATTTCAATGGCTGAATGGGTAAGGTATGCTTGTGAAAAGGCACTTAATGAAACAGAAAATGAAAAGATTCCTGCATCAGAAAATTAAAATTTTATGTTCACCGAAACGGAAATATTACAAGCAAATAAAACATGTTCATGCGGGTGTGTTATAAAAAATTCAATTGTTCCTAAATGGATTATGGAAAATATTCCAAGGGATAAATCAATTTTAGATTTTGGTGCAGGAAAACAAGCATACCATGCGAGAAATCTTACAAAAGAAGGATTCACAAAAGTAGACGCACATGAATTTGGAAAAAACTCAAGAAAAAGAATACACACAACAAAAGCATTAGAAAAAGAATATGATGTTGTTTATGCGAGCAATGTTCTCAATGTTCAAACAAGTAAAGAAATGATGCGGGGAACATTACAACTTATTAAAGATGTAACTTCTGTAAACGGTGTATTTGTATTTAATTATCCAAAGTCACCAAGAAAAAATGATCTTATTTTAGCAGAAGTTTTGGAAATTGTTAAAGAATTTTTTACAACAATCGAATATGATGGAAATGGGATATTTATTTCAAAAAAAAGTGAAGGAGAAAAGGTATGAACAAAGGGGAAGATGGCGCCAGAAAGTTTTACTATTATTTTCGTGATGAAGTAATGAGACCATTAATTACAGTTTGTTTACTCGAAGATGATAGTAAATTTTACAGAGGTATTGCTATATGCTCACCACGAGATTTTCCAAAAAAATCTGAAGGTAGAAATATAGCACTTGGAAGAGCAAGACAAGCACAGAAAAAAGGAAAAACAGACATCAATAGTATTGTTACAAGAGATGAAACAATGTTTGTTCTTAGCCAAGTTGATAATTTAGAAAACTTTCCATTTGAAGAAGTAACAGATGAATATACAGTTACTTATAAAAGTGCATTCGATGTAAAATTAACACCTTTTGAAAAAGTGTTAATGATGAAACCAGTAAAGTGTGAAAAAGGAGAATAGTTATGCCAAGTACATTTGAAACATTTAGAACAAGATGTTTAGCTGCGGGAATGGTTTATGAAGATAATGTTGGATTATATATAGATAGATACAGTTGTGTAAAATATAAAGAAGCACAAACAATAAATGGAGCTGAACCACTTCCTCTTTTGGCAGTTTATACAAAAAGTGTAGGCGGGCAACAATATAATTATGCAGGTGTTGTTTCTCTTGAATACAATTTTGTTGGAAATGAATCATTGGTCGATTCAATAACAAGATCAATAACTGACATTGGTTCATCCGTTCTAGATGAAAATCCAACACTGAATGGAACTTTAACAGGAATGATTAATGAAATTGTTTTGAGAGACACAAATGAAATTGCTAATGTTGGTGATATTTATCCACATGTTACATTGATTAATTCATATAATGGAACAAGACAGGCTGAAGTTTCATTTGGAATTACAATGATTGATGCCTCAACGGGATCAAGACATAACATGACATTCAGACAAACATTTGGAATGTTTAAACAAATTCATGTTGCAAATGCAAGAACAAGTTTAAATTATACAATGGAAAATACTGTTAAAAGTATTAATGAAAATATTGCTGACTTTATCAAGGTAAATACAGAGACAAAAATAGATGAGAGAACTTTGTTGTCTACTCTTGATTTGGTTGAAAAGGTTGGAAAGAAAAGAAGGGATGAAGTTTCTAATTATATAAAGAATCTTGCAGCTGCTGCCCCAGGAAGAGAAACAACGTCTTGGGATTTGTTTTTAGCAATTTCAAAATTTTCATCTGTTGAAAAGAATTTGAATGCTAAAATAGTTCTTGAGGATATTGTTGAAAGAATTATGGTTCTCCCAGCAAAAATGATTAATTCATTACAAACGATTAATTCCGAGCCGACTCTAAGCCAAAGAGCGGCCTAGTTCATTTATCCTCCTCCTTGTAATACGTGGTGCCAGGTGCACGTTAAACACCTGGCTTATTGATTATTTTGTGTTGGTTTTTCTGTCATTTTTCTTTCTGCATATCCAAGTGCGGTATTTTTAGCCATTCCTGTTGCCATATTTTTAGCAGCCTGAACAGGTTGTGATGTTGTAACTTTATTTACCATTCCTGAATTTTTTATTTGCCCCATTCTTTTAGCAGCTCCAGATGTAACAGCATCAACTCTTTGTTTTGCAGCTTGAGCAGCTGCGGTATTTCTTAATGCAGTTACTTTGTTTGCTGCTGCTTGTGCCATTCTAGATTTTTGTATATTTGCTGCAACTTGAGCAGCCCCAGTTCTAATTTGGTTTGCTCCACCTATAACTCTTTTACCAACACCAGTTTGACCAGCTCTTGTAATCGCATTCATGGCTTGCCCAGCATATCTTCCAGCAAAATTTGCAATTGGCTGAATAAATTCATGAAGAGCCATTTCGCCTTCTAGATAAAGAAGATAATTTTCAATTATTGTTTTTTTCATGATATCCTCATCTTTTACTTTTTGTTCTCATTTTAGATGTTCATTCTCCTATATATATTAATTTGTGAGAAAGAAGTGATATGTTCTTTTTTAAAAAATATAGGGAGGTTTATTTTATGAAAGAATTAGAGGAGATGAAAGATCATGATTTATCTGTGGATCTATCGCTATCAGTTTATATAATATATGCGATATATGAGTGGGGGGAACTATCGCAAAAAATGATGAATTTGAAGATTTTTCGGCATGAAGATCACAGAAAGATCAATCCAGTTAGCACAAGATTATTTTTTGAATGGAGGTATGGGCATATTCCTAAAATATTTGAAAAATTTACGAGTGATATGATCTCCACAATTTTTTCATCAATACATGGAAAATTAAAAAAGAAAAATTTGGCTAAAGCCTTTGGAATTCCTGACTCAGATATAACAAGGGGAAATTTCTATGCATTTCATCCTGAATTCTACAATATGCCAATATCACAAATTTTTAAAATAGTTTTTCCTAGAACATCATACGCCGATCCTAATTTGGGATGTCTCGAAAATGAACAATTTAATGAAAAAAATAGAATTTATCGAGATGAAAAAATAATGATCACAGATTTTGAATCTATCCCCCCCTGGAGGCGGAGGACAGAACCCCTTCCAGAAGAAGTTATTTCTTCCTCCAGAAATCGAACAAATAAAAAGTCTAACAAACTGCACGAAATAGAAGTTGCTCCACCAGTAGTCCCTGTTCTTCCTGAATTACCCAAAAATGGGAATTCTTCTGCTAATGAGATGATTCCAATTAGTTCATTAGGTTCTGAAAAATACGTAGAGGAGTTTCGGTCGGAACAAAATAAGTTTCGCCCTAAACCTTTGGTAACATCAACACCAACGGTTTTGGATAACTTCGAAGCGGTTCTTCATACTCTTACAAAAAATAAATACAGGGTAAAAAGATTCCTATTAACAACAGCGACAGCAGAATTTTTTCTGAAAGACTCTAAGAAGGAGAGAACAGATGATTGAAAATTTAAAAGCAGAAATCGTCAGGATGATTAAAAAAGAAGACATGTTTGATATCCTGGTGACATCAGAGGAGGGGAAGGGAAGCCATTGCGTATACTGTCCAATCTGCTCATATACGGATATACTACTTGTAGGAAAAAAAACAATGGAAAATGGGGAAATCGTAAAATCAGTTCTCCATTACCATGTTCCAAAGAATGGTGAAGAGTATACTGTATGTAGATGTGGTGTAAAATCCATTCTAATAGATCCAAAATTAGTAATTCCGGAACAATATAGATAAATACTGCGGGTTAGACATTTGGACTTCATTTTTAAATAGAACAAATATTTAAAAATGGAGTTCAAATGTTATGATATGCGATTATGGATGTGGAAGAGAAGCAAAATATACATTCAAAAATGGAAAGTATTGTTGTGAAAGTTGGGTTTCATATTGTCCAAAACAAAAAGAAAAAAATAAAAAAGGACAAGTTAAAAGATATTCACTTGATCCGAAAACAAGAAAAAATAAAATTGGAAATTGTGAATATTGTAACAAAGAACATGATGGAACTTATGCGAGTGGAAGATTTTGTTCTAAGAAATGTGCAAGAAAATATTCATCTAATATACACAGAGAAATGATAAATGAAAAAGTCTCTGCAACTTTAAGAAATGAGAAGTATAACAAAGAAAAACACATCTACAATTTAACATGCTTATGTTGCGAAAATTCATTTCAAAAAGAAATACATATTTCATCATACGAGCAAAAAAGATTTATTGCGATATGTGATAAATGTAAAAAAACAGCAAGGGAAACTGATTTAGATAATTTAGCTTTCAGATTTTGGTTAAAATTTAAGAAACAACAAAGAACTGTTGATGAAAAAATAAATAAACTTTCTTGGGATGAATTACCACATGCAAGAAAAAGAAAAAAAGTTCTTGAAGAACAAAACTACAAATGTAGTACATGTGGAATTGAAGAATGGAATGGTAAATTAATAACTCTTAGCCTCCATCATAAAGATGGAAATAATAAAAATAATAGTAGAGAAAATCTTCAATTCTTATGCCCAAATTGTCATACACAAACTGAGACATATGGTATAAAAAGTTTAATAAAAAGGAACCCTTCTGCTGTTGGAAAAAAACAAGTTTCAGATGAAGATTTATTAAAATATCTTCTTGAAAGTAAAAGTATTATTGCTGGGGTTCGTAAGGCAGGAATAACAGATACAAGAAGAGCAAAAAGATTGCTTAATAAATATTTTTCATTAAATAAATGATGCGCGATGGTGTAACAGAAACACGATGGTCTCATAAGCCATAACTCCCAGTGCAACTCTGGGTTGCGCAACCAATATTTGATGGGAGTCGAACACCATCAAATGCAGATCACCAGACAGGTCTGTGTACCTCCTGAATGTCGGCGGGGTAGCCGTTGTCTGGAACTCAAAACAATACTTTTCCTTGCTAGGGATTAATCAACAAAATGTAACAAATAATAAAGATGATATGTTGTATCTTCTTTACTAAAAATAGCGAGGATTAAAAATGAAAAAAGAAAAATTGGTCGATGGGTATCTGGTTTATCTAAAAGAAGATGAACCTAAGTATGGTTTTTTTAGAGGAATTCACAAAGCAGTCAAGAGTTTTGGAAATGCCGCAGGAACCGCTGGGGAGACAATGGATCGGGGGCAAGCTGGAATGGCAGAATTAAACAAAAAAATTGATGCAGTAGTTGCAAAAATGCCTGAAATCAGAAAATATCTACAGTGGATAGGGATAGGTGTTGTATCAATTATTGGGTTAGCAGTTTTTTTGAAGATTGTAAAAGCCGTTGTTCTTAATTCAAGAAAATGCTATAGAGTTTGTAAAACAAAGTCCAACGATTCACTAAGTAAAATATGCATGTTGAATTGCAAAATTATGATTGCAAAACAAACAATTGCGGCATTAAAACAAGCTTGTGCATCAAGTAAAAATCCTGAAAAATGCAAAGCTAAAACTGAAAAGAAAATTGCGGCTCTCGAGAAAAAGATTGCAGAACTGCAAAAGAAAGTTTCATATTATAAAGTAAATTAAGTATTTGATGAGTTCACCCCCTCATCAAATGCAGACCACCAGATAGGTCTGTCAGCCTCCTTTTTATTTTTAATCCGGTGGGGTAGCCGTTGTCTGGAATCCAAATTTTTGTTTGAAAGGAGAAACACATTGCCCAAAGAAGGAGATGTTGTTTTAATTTATAGGGATAATAGACCAATGACATTTGCCGAAATTCATGAGATAACATCAAACGAGAAAAAGAATTGGTGGAATGTAGATTTTATTGGTTTGTCGTTACCTCTAACAAAATTCACATGGATTTTAAGAATGGAACAGTTAGACGGTGAAGATTTCACAATGGGAGGAACCCCAGTAAAAATAACTTCTTTAGAGAAGTTATTAAATGTACAAGATAAAAAAACTAAAGTTCTTGAAATACCAAAAAAGAAACAGGAAATAAAGAAGATGGGAAAGGTGATTCAATTAAGACCAAAAAAAGATGAACCACCAGAAGATGAACCATTAATTGCTTAAAGGTTATTGGGAAATAGTTCAACAGCAGAACTCTGGCCTTTGACGCCAGCAATCTAGGGGCAGAACCTAGTTTCCCTGCCAACAAAATTTCTTGCGCTGCCTGTGAGTGGCCACCTGAAAATTACCAGACGATGGATAAAAGCAGCCACTTGACTCCATCGTCTGTACTACGTCAGGGAGATTACCGTTTCGTAATGTCGGTCGAATAGAATGAGTGACTATGAATCCAACCATTCTATAAAAGTCTCTGGGCAGCAACTTTAAAAATAAAAAGGAGAGTGAAAATGCTAGGAGCTTTAGCGATTATATGCACCACAATAGTTTTATTATTATTGATTTCTTGGGGTATTATGTATGCTACTCTGAATAAATGTAAACATAAATATAATCCACCAGAAAATGGAATTCAAAAATGTATAAATTGTGGTGTTATACGTTATGATGAGTGTAACCATTCATGGAAAAGTATTGATGCTATAACTATAGGACCTACTATGGTTAATACTATACAATGTAAAAATTGTGGGGAAATCGTATATAGGACATTTAATTCACTAAAAGGAGAATAATTATGGGTTTCTTGAATATGTTTGGAGGAAAACCAGGTTATGTTTGTATTCGCTCTAAAAAAGATCCTCGGTGGAATTATGGGGAAAGGGTGGAGTCTCTAGTTGTTATGGCGGGTATACATCCTGTAATAACCGAAAAGATTGAAGAGCTAAAAAAATTCTATGGAGAACAGCCAGAGGATTTGGAATACAGTTGCATGAAAGATTAGAAGTACACCATTCCCCTTATCATAAAAATAAGGGGGATTTAAAAAGACTACAAATACAAAGGAGAATAAATAATGATACAGAATATACAAGAACTTGCTTCAGAAGTTGCAAAAAGAGAAGGAAAAGAGTGTGAAGTAATAATTGGAAATGTTAGGGAAGTTTTAGCAATTATAAGCGATATGATTCATGAAGATCCGCATGTCGCTACAATTTTGGAAGAAAATGGTTTCAGAAGGGAGAAAGAAAAATCTATAGAACCAAAGTAATTATGCGGGGATAGCTCAACGATAGAGCCCACAGATTGTACTGTGGAGATTCCTGTTAAACTCAGGATCCCCACTAAAAATACTCCTGTAATCTAACGGTTAGGATATCAGACCTTCAATCTGAGTATAGCAGTTCGATTCTGCTCGGGAGTGCCAATATTCCAAACACAGTAACAGATTTATTCATTTGTGTTAGGTGAATTCAACTACAAAAACGAAAGGAGAAATTATGAGTAAAGTGATTTTTGAAATACAAGTAGAAATTGATGAGAAGTGCAGTATGAAAAAACATTATAGACCATATATCTGGGAAGATAGAAATTTATTGAGGGGGAAATGGTATAAACTGAAAGGAAAGAATAAATCTATAATGGTAACATCTTTAGAAACCTCAGATGTCGGTGTGCTTTTAATAAATGGTATTTCATCTAAAAGTTTTCTAAAGAACTATATTTGGGATAATGAAGATTTAAATGCGCCACATATATGTGGTATTGAAGTGGAAATTCCTGGGCCATCTTTAGATGATTTATACTCAAAAAGACAGCAATATATTTTTAATAAAATAATAGAATTGAATGTTTCAAAATTAAAGAAAGAATATAATGATATAGAAAGTTGTCTAGCAGATATTTCTTCCCATCAAGCATTTTGGACTACGAGAGAGCAAATTTTTGATTCTGTGACCTCTTTTGATGATAGAATATCTTTTAGTACTTTGTATAATGATCTAGTGTTTTTAGAAAGCTGTGGTTTGATAAAAAGTAAAAAACTATGTGGGCCTAAAAATAAAACTGGATATTTCGTTACAACATTTAAAATGGTTGATGAATAATTCATCACTAGTACAATTTAAAAAATATGGTGTGTTCGCCTAGTCTGGCCTATGGCACATGACTGTCTATCATGATTTCAGGAGTTCGAATCTCCTACACACCGCCAAAATATTCACCCTTAGCTCAGTTGGTAGAGCGAATGACTGTTAATCATTAGGTCCCTAGTTCGAGCCTAGGAGGGTGAGCCAAAATTAAACTTAAAAGAGGATCTATAAAAATGAGTCTTTTACAAAAGTATTTAAAATTATTAACTGAAGGATACAAGCAAAGTACCATTAGAAGAACAAGACAAAATAAAATTAATTCATCGACTGGAACTATTGCTGTATCAATGGCCAGAGAAAAGAATGACTCTCTTTATCGCAGAATGATTATGTACAAGAAACTATACATCATGGCCAAAAAACAACTAGAGAGAAAATATCGTTCAAAGTCTACACAAAGAGCGAGAAAGTTAGCATCAGGAACAAGAAAATAAATGTACAGAAGGAGGTGAATTATGGATTTTAAAGAATTAACAGCACAAGATATTCTTAGAGTTCTAGTTAAGCAACAATTCTATGAATTTTATGAAGGACCTTTTGTAAAATATATAGAAGGTGAACCTGATGCAAAAACCAAAGAAGAAATTTTGAAAGAGATCGAATCTCTTTTTAATTTTTAAATTTGGAGGTGAATTGTGAAACTAGCGATTGTTGATGGAATTGAAGCGAGCCCATGTTTAGGATGCGGATATTGCTGTCTTCAGGCACAATGTGGATTATCCGTAAGAGTTCATACTTATAAAGAAATATGTCCATCTTTATACTGGGGTGAAGCACGAAAAAGGCATTTATGCAGAGCAGTTGAAGGAGATTTGATAGTAACCAATGGAAAAGAATTATCTATTGGTGAAGGTTGTTGCAGTCCTCTAAATTCCTGGAGAAAAGAAATCAAAAATAGAATTCCAGAAAAACTCGCGTACGTAAATTCTAAAAATATAAACAAAATCAATTTCGATAAATTTTTTCAAGAGTTTGTATTTATTCTTGGAAAACAGTGGCTATCAGGAGATGTTGTGGCATTAACTTTAGCAGCTTATAAAAGAAGCATTATCGAAAAATTCGGAATATCTGATAGAGACGCATCTCAATTATGCAAAAGAATTCATCACATAATGAGAGAACAACAATCTTCTTTTGTGAAAGGATTCATTGGTGAAATAGATTAAATTATGGCACTGGGTGGGAGGTCGCGCGAACAGTACCCAATCAAACTTTGGAATACTTCGAGCCCATCTGGTGCCGCCAAATAATTATATTATCTAGCTGTAGCTGAGGAGATTAGCACGCGGTTTGGGGCCGTGAGACGCTGGTGCGATTCCAGCCAGCTGGACCATCAAATCTTTTTAAAAGGAGAAAAAATGATAACGTGGAAATGTAAAGATTGTGAATTTAAGTGTACTCTAGTCTCTGGTAGTGCCTCATCCTCTCCTATATCATGCCCATACAACTATAGTAATTCAGATTGGATGTGCACTGAGGTTTTAGATGATATGCTAAATCCCATAAGAGAAGTAATTGATTCTAAATATAAAATAAAATGGGGGGACAAATTTTTTGATGAATTTACTGTCGAAGTTTTTGGGGTTCCAGTTGAGCAACATTTAAATTTTTATAGAATAACAAGAGAAGCAAGAGAGAAACTAAAACCAAAATTTGAAAATAATATATTGTATATATTTTTAGATGTTCCTAAATAAAAAATGAAGGAGAATAACATGGAAGAAACAATCGAAAAGAGGGGGGCGTTTTTAGAGAGCCTACAAAGAAATAACAAACAGATCCGGTTAGATCGAGCTCAAGCAATTGGAGATGACACACAACTGGGATACAAAAGGGCAGTTGAAGATCTTGAATTGAGTATTAAAAAGATGAGGAGAGAGCAAGAAAACATGCTAGACCTAAGTCCTACTAACGCTCAGAGTCTTGTATTGGCGAGTGATTTCGATTCTAATGCTTATATAGCAAAAGATATCGAAATCGGAGTCAAAATCAGGAATGCTGAAATTAAACTAGAAATTGCAAAAGCGAGGTATGGTTATCTCTTTGGAAAGGAGGTTTAATATGGGGCATGGCGGATATTCATCGACGTGGGACAACTCAAAAGGTTCTTATTCTTATGATTCTAGTATTAGAGATTTAAGAGCAAAGGACAGAGGATTCTATACAAAAAGTAGAACAGAAATATTTAACTCAAAAAACATCAACAGTTCAATGAACCCTTATGGGGTGCAGATAAGAGAATCAAGAGATTCTATAGAACACCCAAACTCAGTTCCAATAATTATTGGTATTGACGTAACTGGATCCATGGGATCTGTTCCTCATTATCTAGTAAAAGAGGGACTCCCAAAGATAATGGAAAAGATTATTCTAAATGGAATATTAGACCCTCAAGTTTTGTTTGTAGCAATCGGAGATCATGAATGTGATAATAGCCCACTTCAGATAGGGCAATTTGAATCTTCTGACTCTTCTCTTGACAAATGGCTAACGGATACCTGGTTAGAAGGTGGCGGGGGAGGAAATGCTGGTGAGTCTTATTTATTGGCGTGGTATTTTGCAGCAAATCACACTGCAATAGACAGTCTTGAAAAAAGAGGAAGAAAAGGATTTTTATTCACAATTGGGGATGAACCAGTTCTTTCAGAAATTCCATCATCTGCGCTGAAAGGAATAATGGGCATCGATCAGCCTCAAAGTTATACAGCGCAACAGTTATATGAAAAAGCGAAAGAAAAATATCACGTTTATCATATTCATATAAAAGAAACTTCTTCTGGAAGTAGACAAAGAGTGATAGATGAATGGAAACAGTTGCTTTCAGATAATTTGTTGGTTGCAAATAGACACACAGAAGTTTCTGGAATTATTTCAGAAATTATTTTAAAAGAAAAGGATTCAATTGTTTCTGGTATTTCTACCCCTTCAATTCATGATTCTGTAGAGGAAATGTTGTAGGAGTTAAAATGAAAACAGCAGTTATTGGGCTAGGATTTGGAGACGAAGGAAAGGGCAGAGTCGTAGATTGGCTCTGCTCTTATCGGCCCGATTCTTTAGTGGTAAGATTTTCAGGAGGATCTAATGCAAGTCATAAAGTTTATAAACCAGATGGTTCTGGATTTCATGCTTTTTCAAATTTAGGAAGCGGAACATTCAGAGGATGCCCAACCTACTGGTCAGAGTTTTGTACTTTCGATCCTGCCGATTTATTGTTTGAGGCCGAATACATCAAAAAAGCAGGAGTTGAAAATTTTAAACTCTATGTGAATTTAGATTGTCCAGTTGTTACCACATGGGATAAAAGATACAACAAGATTCAAAATGATATGACTTTTCATGGGAGTTGCGGTGTCGGTCTAGGAGCTACTCATGAAAGAGAAGAAAATCATTATTCTCTTAGGGTGAGAGATTTATTTTATTATGATCTGAGATCACAAAAAGTAACAGAAATTATAAAATATTATAAATCTAAAGGAATCAAAGCAACCCTAGAAGAGATCGAACTATTCTTCATTTGTGTAGAGAAATCTAAAGAATTATTCACACCAGTTGAAAGCATCCCTCAATCTGTTAATTATCTATTTGAAGGATCACAAGGATTAATGTTGGATCAAAATTATGGTGTTTTTCCACATGTAACAAGAAGCAATACAGGAACACAAAACATCATTAAAATGGGATTTGATATGAATTCCTTCTTTCATGATAGGTGTTTTCTTGTCACTAGAGCATACCACACTCGACATGGAAATGGATATCACCCAACCGACCATATTCCGCATAATATTAAAGAGAATCCCTATGAACAAAATGTAGAAAATTATCAGGGAAAGTTTAGAAGGGGATTACTTGATGTAAGTTTGTTGAAATACGCAATTGAAAAAGATAAGATTTTAAAAGGTAATCAGTGTGATATGTCAATTGTTATAACATGTCTCGATTTGATAGAAAATGAATGGAGATTTGTTGAGAATGGGGTAATTGTAAATTGTTTAGATGAATATGAATTTCTAACAAAGATTAAAAAATTACTACCCTATCCTATAGCGGTTAGTCGTACACCTTATGGGAAAATCGAAATATTTACACTCTAAATCATTTAAGTAAATCACATTTATATGTAAGAGAAAAAACAATGGGGTAATGTAAAAAGAAAAATGATATTGGTTCAAATAAATCATTAACAAATTGTACCGGTTATATTTTATATAGCCGGTCTTTTTCTTTGTAAAAAACAAATATAAAAAATTAGAAGGAGAAAAGCTATGCCGTTGTTCGAAGTCGCTGTAATTCAAGATCCAACCGTAAGAGAAAGGGAAGATGGGGAATTGGAAAAATTGATCTATGGTCCAGAGACCGTGATCGCTGCAAGTGAACAGGCTGCAGGAATGGAAGTGTACACAAAAGCTGTAAAGATTGAAAATATTGAAAATTTTGATCCGAAAAGATTTAAAATTTTAGTTCGCCCTTTTTAAGTAGCCTTTCCAACAGTTCTTACTGGTCTATTGGATTTATAAAACGGAAAGGCACACAACCAAATTCTTATTGTCATACGAGAGCTATTTCTGGTTTTTCTGGTTATAGCGGAATTTCTGGTTATATCGGATATTCTGGAAAACCACAAATGATGATCTATAATGGGTCTACAGGATCTACTGGTCCCAATGGCCCTTGTGGGGAATCTGGAGAATCTGGAACGACAGGAAGATTGGTTGGAAAGGCGAGAGAAGTTTCTATTGTAGAAAAGACAAGCAAAAAAAGGAGTAAAAGTTTTTCAGTAAATAACTGAAAAACATAGAACCGGCCACGCCTCTATTTTTGTAGTTTAAATATGCGCACCACGGCCGGTCTTTATAAAAATAACATAGGAGGTGATTGTGAATACTGAACCACAAGATGTTTACACAACTGAAAAAAGAACAGTTAGAAGTAAAAGAATAACACCGTCAAATGAACCATGCCCTAAATGTGCGAGTATGAGAGCAGATAGAAAGTTATATTTTAAGGGGAATAAAGTCGAAAGAGAATATGGCGATTGTTTTAATAAATTCATAAATATGATTTTAAAATATTCAGAATTTTTTATAAAAGATACTGATTCATACAGTGATCGTAATATAGCAAAAGAGTGCATAGTAAGTAAATGCAAATGTTGTGGATATATGTGGCCAACTAAACCACTAAGTTGAATTTTTGGTCGGATGTTTATAAAATGTTTTATAATAAATATTAAAAAGTAAAAGGAGTTAGTATGGACAGAAGTAGAATTTCTATAACACGTCATGTAGGGAAATTGTGGGGGGATATTCCTTCAAGTTTTGTCAAGTGGGCCATTGAAGAAGCTAAAAATTTTAAGGGGTTTACACTTGAAAAACTAATAGAGGAATATGAAAAAAGGGAATTGAAAACTATTAAAATGGAAGTTTTGGAAAAAACAGAAAAAGCATTAGCTCTTTCAAAACTAAACAAAGAACAAACAGTAAATCCTGAGCAAGAGCAAGAGGAAACTGTTGAAAAGAAAATGATTTTTGAATACGATCCTGATCAACTTAAACTTTTTAGAAAAAAGATTTTGGGCAAACAAAGAGGAAATGCTGTTATAAAAGAAGGCATCAAATATGCATTCAATGAGCTTGAAGAATATATAAAAGAAAACTCAAAACTAATAGAAATTTAAAAGGAGAAAATCTATGAAAAACAAACCATTTACTTAAGTAACTAAAAACTACTTAAGGAGGTATTTACAATGTCTAGATCTCGTAAAAAGATCTGTGGTGGAGGAATTTGCTGTGGATCAAATCATGAATGGTCCAAAGCAGAACACAGGAGAGAACGCAGAACTGCTAAACAACTTATTCTGTCGTTTATGGATGAAACACTTATTCCTCATCCAAAGTATTGGGGGGATCCGTGGTTGTCACCTAGCGATGGAAAAAGTGTTTGGTGGTGGCCTTGGATGTTAAAAACGGATTCTTTCAAAAACAATCCTGAAAAGATTAAATGTTACATGAAAAGTATCAGAAAGTAAATATCTCATCCACCAAGAGTGGAAGGAGTTGGGTCTTCCCTAGAGAGTAGACCTTGTTTTTAGCTGATCTGCCATGTGCAGAAACAGTTACAGGATCGTCATTCGTGGCGATCCCAGCTTTACCCGAATAGTTCAATAGTAGAACCTTCCGCTGATAATGGAAAAACGGCAGGTGCGAATCCTCCTTCGGGTAAATATCAAAATTCATAGGAGATTTTATGGAATTAGATGGTTCATTAAATATTGAAAAGATTGGTGAGATAAATTTTACAATTGAACTTGATCAATTTTATGAGAAAGCAGAAAGAACAACAATGGATCATCCTGGATTTCCAGAATCTGTAACATGGGATGGATATACAATAATTGGTTTAACTGATTATCCAAATATTTTCAAAGATGTTGATATTCTTATGAAAGAAGCTTTTGGAAATGATGAAATTCGTAAAGAGATTGAATCAGAAATGCTTAGAATAATCAAAGAAACTGAAGATTTTGATTAATTATAACAAAATATTAAAGGGAGAGATTTATGAAAAAAATAGTTATCATAATGTTTTTAATAATTATGTTTCTATTAACAACAACATCAGTTTTAATCGCGTCACCAATTTTTAAAATAGATGCATCTTCTTCGTTTAAAGAATTTGAAATAAAAGAATTGCAAATTCAAATAGATCGATATAATTCTTATCATCAAATAGATTTTCGGCAAAAACCAACAAATGCTCCTGCCCCAGTTCCAGAACCAGCAACAATAATTTTATTGGGTTCAGGAATTATTTTCGTTGGAACTATGGTTCGAAGAAAACCAAAAGGCTGATGAGATGCCTATCTTAGAGATATGGATGATTATTATTGGTGCTTCATTGGCTTTTTCAAGTGTTCCACAGATTTTAAAAATAGTTAGAGAAAGAGAATCAAAAAGTGTTTCTATTCCATCATGGATAATAATTAGTCATGCAAATTTCTGGTGGCTTTGTTATGCAGTTGTTATAAAAAGTGTAAGTTTATTTGTAACAAATATGTTGTCATTGGGTATATCACTAATAACAATTATTGTAATTATGAGATATAGAGAATAAATTTATACTTTCATTATTTTAGAGTATCTATGAGATAAGCCACACACCGGGATGTCGATGAAGCTGAGGCTCGGGGGTGGAGACTTGTGTGAAACTATCAAAATGGATACGATGAGGATTCGGGAGTTATAATCCTCGATTGAGAATCGGCGCCGATAAACTCAATTAAAAGAGATGTGTTGAGCAAGCATCTTACCTCCCAAAAATTTTTATAAAATAAAGGTCAAAGGCGGTTAATATGATTAAGGCTGCATATACAGGAACGTTTGATCCTTTCACAAAAGGGCATTCCGATATTCTAAGAAGAGCTTCTGGAATTTTTGATGAAGTTCTTGTTGGGGTTTTAAATAATGCAAATAAGAATTCTATGTTCACAATTTCAGAACGTGTTGATATAGTTGAACATTATTTTATAGATCTTCCAGAAAATATAAGCGTCAAAGGATATGACGGAACTTCTTTTAACTTTGTTGCTGAAAATAATGCTAATGTGATAATTAGAGGAATACGAGGAACATTAGATCTTGATATGGAAATGCAATATGCAATTATGAACAAAAAATATGCCGGACTTGAAACCATATTACTTTTTAGTGATCTTGAAAAATCAATAATAAGTTCAACATTAATAAAAACACTTTTCAAATCTGGCGTAAATATTCTCGAATTTGTAAATGAGTATACATACTTAAAAATGAAGGAGAAATTACAATGATAGACTTTCATGAAGATATAAAATATACACAAATGTTTCTTGGTTTTTGTGGTTTCTACAAAGCAAAGGTTGATGGAATATGGGGGCCTAAAACGAATAAAGCAATGATTGAGTTTGAGATGCTAACTGAACATATAAAAGATGGTCATTCATTGGTAACTGATTTAAGATCTGAAAATTGTATATGTAGTCTTCACCCCAATGCACAACTTCTTGCTAGAGATTTTTTATTAAAGTGTGAAGATTTCCCAAATTTTAAAGTAAAAATAATCAGCGGATTAAGAAGTTACAGGGAACAAAGTATTTTATATGCAAAAGGAAGAACTACATCAGGAATTATAGTAACTAATTCTAAAGCTGGTCAATCATATCATAACTTTGGTGTAGCTTTTGATTGTGGGATTTTTTCTAAAAATGGTACTTATTTAAGTGATGATGAATACTACAAAGAAATCGCAGAGAAAATAAAAGATATAATGCAAATAGATTGGGGTGGTGATTGGGAAACATTTAAAGATTCCCCTCATTATCAGTTGATTAATTTACCATCAGTAACAAAAATACGAAAACTATTTGAAAGTGGAAAGGAGTTAATTATATGAAGATAAAAGTGTGTAACGTTACGAATAGTAGTTCATGTAGTTTTTTATTAATTGGAAAAAGAGTTACCATTGAAGAAGCAAAAGAAAAAAAATTTAAAAACTGTGTTTTTTATAATGGTGAATATATTGTTGATGTAGAGGAAATTATCGAAGATGAAGTACATGACGTAGAAAAATATATTAATATACATAGTTATGATGAAAATTCATTATATGAATCTTTGTTTGTTGAGCATATTTTTTCTGATGATGAGCCTATGAAAGAAGTTATATCTTTATATGATTTAGTAAAAGGTTTATCTGAAGAAGAATTGAAAAAATTTAAATTGATAACTGGAATAGCTATGTGTTAAGGAACCATAAATGCGCGTTTTAAAAATTGATATGGAAATAGAAACATGCAACGAATGCGTTTATTGCAGATTGACATCACCATCTCATCCTGCATTAGACGTATTTTTTTGTTCATATGAAAAATCTTTTTCTTCCGAAACATCCCAGCCTTTAATCGCAAGAATATCAACTACAGCAGTCCCCCACATGCCTACACCTTCCTGGTGCCCACTACCAAATAAAAGGAGGATATAAATGACTCTACATGCAAGTAATATAGTAAATACTTCAGGAATGTCATATTTAGTTTCATATGACAAGAAAAAAGAAAATCTTTCTGTTTTATTTTTAGACTTTTTTGTGGATTTTATTGAAAAAAAAGGAAACGTTTTTTTAAATCAAGACTATGAAATAATTGAGAACATTTCTGAGCATTATGAAGAATGTTTAAAAGAAGAAGAACTCTTCGAACACAAAGATAGACAGTACATAGAATACTTGATAGATAAAATCAATCTATGTAAGAAAGAACAAAAAAAAGGAAAAACTGTTATAAAAATAGTGGTTAGTAATGGAGACGAAATTGTTTCAGCTATCTTAGAAAAAGGAAATAAATTAAAAGAGATTAAACTTATAGAAGGAGATTAATATGAGTTACATTGAAAGTCAAAAGTTAAAAGAAATTCTTTGTAAAATGAATAAGCTTAAAGTTTTAGTCATTGGTGATTTAATGTTAGACGAATATATCTGGGGAAAAGTTGAAAGAATTTCCCCAGAAGCTCCAGTTCCAATTGTTGATGTTGTGAAAGAAGAAATAAAGTTGGGAGGCGCAGGAAACGTTGTTAGAAACTTAGCAAGTTTAGGATGCACAGTTTACATTGGTTCTGTTATTGGTATTGATGATGCTGGTGATAAAGTTAGAAAACTTTTGAGAAAAGAAAAAACAAATCTAAAATTTTTAATGAATGATGATCGAAGACAAACAACTGTTAAAACAAGACTGATGGCACATACACAACAACTTGTAAGAATTGATAGAGAAGACAAATACGCAATTGATAAAAATCAAAGAGATCATATTCTCTATACGTTGGGGGAAGAAGAAAAAAATATTGATGCAATAGTTATTTCAGACTACAACAAAGGTGTTGTTAATGCCAAATTAATAAGTGAAATTATTAAATTCACAAAAGATGGGCGTAGAATTCCAATAATTGCTGATCCAAAGAAAAACTTCTTGAATTACAAAGGAGTTGATATTTTAACTCCTAATTTGAAGGAACTAGGTTTATATAGTGGAAACATAGTTGAGTCAGAAATTGATGTTGTTGAGACTTCACGAAAAGTTATTGAATCCTCAGAATTAAAAGCTATCCTTGTTACAAAAGGACCTCAAGGAATGAGTTTAATTGCTAAAGATTTTGCATATGATATTCCAACATTTGCTCAAGAAGTTTACGATGTTACAGGAGCTGGTGATACTGTGATTGCATGTTTTACATTGGCACTGTTATCAGGAGCTTCAACATACGAGGCAGCATTAATATCAAACGTAGCTGCTGGAATTGTTGTAGGTGAAGTTGGTGCAGCAGTTGTCACACAAGAAGAACTATTGAAGAAATGTATTGGTATAATTAGTATTGAAGGAAAAAAAGATGAATGAAATTCTAATAGTAGCCCCACACATTGATGATGAGGTTATTTCATCTTTTGAGATTTTAGAAACAAAAGTATTAACAACAATTATATATACAGATTGTGAAGATTGGTCTGATGTTAGAAGAAGCGAAATTGAAAAAATACGGGGTATATTCAATATAAAAAATATTCTTTTTTTCAGTGATCTCACCAATTATTATGTAGATTTTATGACAAAAATAAAATATACTTATTATTTTCCAGATCCAATATATGAAACTCATCCTGAACATAGAAAACAGGGATATATTGGGGAACAAATGTTTAGAGATGGAAAAGATGTAGTATTTTACAACACAACAATGACAGCACCATATATACATAAAGTTAAAAATTGGCAACGAAAGAAAGAAATTTTAAATAAATTATACCCAAGTCAGAAAAGTTTATGGGAATACGAACATAAGTATTTTCTGTGGGAAGGAAGATGTAAATATCTTCCATAACAGATATAGGTTATATATATTAATTTATAAGTAAAATAAAAGAGGAGAAAATGGACAAAAAAATTTTAGATTCATTTAAGCTTGAATTTTTTAAGGAAATAAAGGAATACAAAAGAGTTGAGGAAAAGATTAGGGATCCAAGGTGTACAAAATTTACACTGACTGATGGCAAAACAAAATACGCCATTGTCGGGGCACTTCCATTAAAAGGTGTAGGAGTAAACATGATTCTCGCTGTACACCAAGATCATGATGGAAATGGTATTTTGAAAGATGCTTCAGATCTGTTGATAAAAAAATATAAAACCACAATCATTGTTGATGTCGAAAAAACATCTCCTGAAATCCAAAAATATTTGAATGCAGGATTTGTTAAAGATGATACGGAAATAAGAAAAAATCAAATAAGATTGGTGAAAGAGAAAGGAGGCTCTTGTGAAAAAGAAAGTTAAAGAGATAACGATCTTTGTTTTATTAATATCTTTTATGTTGTTATCAGAGGCATGCTCAACTGTTAAAAAAGCTTTCAATCCAGATCCTGGATTAAAAGCTAAAGTTGAGAATGTTCTTCTTAAAAAAAATTATTACGTTATTGTAACTAATAAGGGAACATTTATATGTGGAAATTGTGATTATGTTATACATAGTCAGAAATACTATAGATTTTACTTAGAAGGAAATAAAGTTATAAAAATGGAAATAATTAAGGAAACAAAAAAATCAAAAAGGAGTTAAAATGAAAGCATTTTTTGGATTGTCATTAATTTTTGGGGGAATTATTCTTGGGGTGTATGTTGGTGTGTGGGTTATGTTTGTTGGTGGAATTGTTCAATGTATTGAACAAGTAAGAGCAGAAAATATGCAAGCAACAATTCTGGCATATGGTATCCTCAAAATAATATCTGCTGGATTTATTGGGTGGGGAACTGCTATTCTTTTAGTTATTCCAGGTGTTGCAGTATTGAAAAAATGAGGAGAATATATGAGAATGTGGAATGTTCCGACAAAAATGATGTGTAGACAACATCTATTGGGAGAGCATCTAGAAACACATATGTTTCACTCATCAATTCTTCAAGGTAGAAAGATTACAGGATTTATAACAAATGGTCTTGTTGAAACTGACAAGATCAAAGAAAGACATGATGCGCTTGTTGAAGAAATGATTTCTCGAGGGTATAACCATAAGACTCCTATGGAAGAAAACAATTTTCCTCAACAAGGTCGGGTTGATATTTCTAAAAACATTAACATATTAATAAATAAATGTGTTAATTGTAAAGAAAGACATATAAGGCTTGTGCAATAAGCCTTATTTTTTTTATAAATTTTATTTAAGAAAAGGAGAATAGTGTGTATATAATTGATCTTGACCCTATGTTTTTTAAACTTTTTAAAAAGGTCGGTGCTTCCTATACTGGAAATATGACACAAGGAGATGATATTTCTGCTCTCCTTTCATTAACAAATGCATTTAGACCAAAAAGATTTTTAGAAATTGGTGTAAACCTCGGGCATACCGCAAAACAGATTCTTCAATACTCTCCATTCATTGAAACATATATTGGTGTTGATATTCCCTTTGATCAAAAAGAAAAAACTTTAGGAGATCAAAGTAAGGAAGTTCCAGAAACCGCAGGAATTGTATGTACAGACAAAAGATTAACAACAATATTAAGACCTTATGGCGTTAAAAATATAGATCCAGCAGAAATAGGAACATTCGATTTTATTTTTATTGATGGGGATCACTCTGTAGAAGGAATAACTATTGATACCGAATTTTCAGAAAAAATATTGAATCCTGGGGGAGTAATTGTTTGGCATGATTATGTTTGTTTGCCACTTGTTTCAGCTTATTTAGATCTTTATAATGATACAAAATGTGATAATCGTCTTTGGTGGATTAAAGGAACATCTTTAGCATTTAGAATTGGAACATTATAAGGAGAAATATATGGGAAAAAGAATTTTGGTAACTGGAGGATGTGGATTTTTAGGAAGTCATTTGTGTGAAAGATTATTAAATGAAGAGAATGAAGTAATTTGTTTAGATAATTTGATGACAAGTTCAAAGAATAATATTAGACATTTATTAGACAATCACTATTTTGAATTTATAAGACATGATGTTACAGTTCCAATAAAATTAGAAGTTGACCAAATATACAATTTAGCTTGTCCTGCTTCTCCCATTCATTATCAGAAAGACCCAGTTAAAACAATCAGAACATCAGTTATGGGTGCTATAAACATGCTCGATTTAGCTAAAGAAACAGGAGCAAGAATCCTTCAAACTTCAACATCAGAAGTATATGGTGATCCTATTGAACATCCCCAAAAAGAAACATATTGGGGGAATGTAAATCCTATTGGAATAAGAAGTTGTTACGATGAAGGAAAAAGAGTTGCAGAGACTTTGTTTTATGATTATAATAGAAACTGGAATGTTGATATAAGAGTTGTAAGAATATTCAATACTTATGGACCAAGAATGCATCCAAATGATGGAAGAGTAGTTTCAAATTTTATTGTCCAGGCTCTAAAAGGAGAAGACCTAACAATTTATGGGGATGGAAAACAAACAAGATGTTTTTGTTATGTTTCTGATACTGTTGATGGACTTATAAAAACTATGGAATCAGATTATATTTATCCAATAAATATAGGAAATCCTGATGAAAAGTCTATAATATCATTTGCAAACATAATAATAGATTTAATAAATCCAAAACTTAAAATAAGTTGTAAAACACCACTTCCAAAAGATGATCCAATGCAAAGAATGCCAGATATAGATATTGCAGGAAAAGTTTTAAAATGGAAACCAAGAGTTGATTTAAGAATAGGTTTGAGATTAACAATAGAATATTTTGGAAATAAGTTAAGTAAAGGAGATATGAATTAATGTTCCTAAGTTTTAAAAGCAAAGGAATTGCAATAAAATATTTTTCTGATATGTTAAAAAAATATAATGCTGGAGATATATTAGATTATGAAGACTTCAAAAAAGTTATGGAAATATTAGAAGTACATCCTTCTTATGAAGAAAAAATATCAGGAGGAGTAAAAAATATATTAATTTTATATGATAAATATGGGCATAAGGGATTTAATATTGAGCAAGATAATGGAAATATTTTAAATTTTAGTTTTTATAGATGTATAAATGGAGCTTTAAAGAAAAAGGAACTATTCATTCAAGCAGCTAGACATTCAATAATGAATGATATAATTACATTTAAAAAAACTTATTTTTCTGAAAATAAAGATACAGAAAATAAAGTTATATGCCCAATATCAAAAGACCTTGTTGGGTGGTATGAATGTCATGTAGATCACGAACATCCAAAATTTCATGAAATCGTAAGTATGTTCATTGAACAAAAAAATATTGATTTAGATAAAGTAGAATATGAAAATATTGTGAATGGGCAAGGAAATACCTTCTCCGACAAAAGATTCGAGAGCGAGTTTGTCGATTTCCATAATGATGTTGCTAAATTAAGAATTTTAAAAGCTGAAACTAACATTAAATTAAAATAAAGGAGAATTTTATGAAACATTATAAAGAAATTACTGCATATCATGTTATTTTTGAAACTGATTTGGAAAAGCTAGACGATAGAGTTAATAACTTAATAAGTAATTGTCTTTGTGAACCAGTTGGTGGATTAAGAATAACGGATGATGGATTTTATCAAACACTGATTGAATATGAATGGTTTAGTGAAGAAGAATTTAACAAATAAAATTATAAAGGAGAAATTTATGATTACTTACAGTACAAATGATTTTTTGAAAGCAACCGTTGGAAAAGCGATTAGAAGAGCAAGTTGGGATAAATCACAAAAATTTATTGTAGATGGATTAGAAAAAAATGACAATGAAGGGGATTCAGTGTATATCTCAGGTAAACTATCTGACCGGGTGTGTCAATTTAGAATGGATACTGCCGATAATGAAGACATATGGGTCTTCTGTAATACTGGAAATCCTGTTATATGCACAATGATGGTTAGTAAGGATTAATAAAATAATTGCTAAAAAGGAAATAATATGTCAAGAATAATATTCGTACCTCAGTTTCCAACACCTTTAAGATATCAAGAGTTTTTTTTCACTGAAATTCCTAATGAGTTATCGAAACATTATGACGAAGTTATTGTTTTAGGAAAAGGTGTTGCTCCTAGAGATGGTGTTGAATATGACAAGAAATTATTCTCACCAATAGATACAGCTTGTCAAGTCGAAATTTATCAGATGAGAGAGTATATGGCTCTAAAGTTGAAGGGTGATGATACTCTGCTGCATATGGATCTTTCATTCCCGGGACTTTTTCATAATATTCTTTATCATAAAAGACCAATGAACTGTTATTGTTATTGTCATGCTACAAGTCTTAATACTGGTGATTTATTTGAATGGGATAGAAATAGCAAATGGCATACAGAATTAGGTAATTCAAAACTTTATGACAGAATTTTTGTTGGAAGTAAATATCACGCAGATAAATTAAGATTAGCTAATACAGAAGTTGTTGGATTACCTATTCCTCCATTTCCAACTTTTAAAGAAGAAAAGATATATGACATTATTTCAGTTGCCAGACCTAATCCTCAAAAAGTTGATGCTGAATTAGAGAATCATGTTAAAAAATTATTTGGTCCTATTGTAAGAAAAGAATGCAAAACATGGGAAGAATATTATAAGTTTTTATCTAGTGCAAAAATATTACTCATAAGTTCAATTGAGGATACATTCAATTATTCAATAATGGAAGCAATTTTAAACAATACAATTGTTCTTGCTCCAAACAGATGTTCATACCCAGAATTATTACCTAGTGAATATATTTATTATGATAGAACCAATTTAGATCTTAAAATAAAATACTATTTAAATAATTATAAACTTGTTCCTGAACTTTTGTGTTTAGACATGTGTAAAAACTTTTACAATAATATTTCTAATATAATTAAGCAATAAAAAAAGGGCTTCTTTCGAAGCCTCTTTTGAACGACTTAAACTTTAAGCCTCCGGTTTCGGTTCCAGTTCCGGAGCAGCTTGTGATTTAAGCCTTACCACGGTATACGTCTTGTTTGCAGCGAGAGATAGTTCCGCTTCTTTGTTATCCCACGGAGTCAACTTCTTCTCAATTTTAAAAGAATTTTCTTTCCGCTTCAGATACAATACTGCTGCCTTGTCCACGCGCATCGTCAACAGCGACTTTGCAACTGTATCTTCAAAGATCTTCCTCTGCTCAAGTTCGTAAATCTTTTGTGTTTTCGTTTTGAATATTGCCATTTTATTCCTCCTTCTATCGTTGTTTTTTTTTGAAAGATAAAGATATGGCAATCCTCATTCTTTCATAAATCAATATATATAACGTTGTTTGTTTTAAATGGAAAGGAATATTATATTCCTATTATTATATATGTAGCAAATTTCAGCAAATAAAAAATGGGCATTTCTGCCCATTCTACTTATAGTTCTGTTGTAACCTTTTTAGGTTCTTTCCATAATAGCTCAAACCAAACTTGAGACACAATTGTCACCAAAATAGTATACCCCAAAAAGTACCACTTGTATTTGCTTGCAATTCTAAACCAGAATGTGATGAACCTGGGGAGCCACTTTATAGCTGCAATTTTTCCATTTAGATCCCAAATATTAGATAGTGCCGCTCCCACTATACCGATGATACCACTAATTCTTAAAAACCAAATCATGTCGTTGGTCTCCTTCACTGTTTTATTTTGTTCATCAATTAATATATATAATAAACTTAGAAATAAAAAAGGGGCATCACTGCCCCCTGCGGTATTACTTCTTAAATTTAAAAAATACTGCACCACCGATTGCTCCGAGAACTAATGTAACAATAAGAAGTTTTTTCATGGCGTATCCTCCTTTTTCTTATTTGTATCAATTAATATATATAGAAAAAATTTTAATTAAAAACACGTCTTACTATATATATTAATTCTTGAATCAAGAGAAACATATTATTTATTTAAATCAAAAAGGAGGAGAAAGAATGGAAAAGTTACTTGATGAGTTAATTGAGTTGCTTTCCAAAAACAAAGACGGCTTGAGCATTCAAGTCATTTCATCATTGTTAAACCAACAGTGTTCGACAATAAAAAATTTAATTTGGAAGGTAAATGATCTGTCGGAAAAGGAAATCTTCAAAGAAATAAAACTTAGAGGATTTCAAAATTTTTCTCTTGTATCATTAGATTTAGATGTTATAAAAGAAAAATTCAAAAAATTCGAACGTTGTATGGATTCGTACGAATTTTTGATTTTGAAATGTCTTAGAGTTTTCGATGAAGATGGTGCCCCATTGTGGCAACTTGAAAAAGAATTACATCAAGAAGGATTATCAGCCGTCTGCATTCAAATGTTTTTGAAAAAAATTAAAGAATCAGCAGCAGGGATCTTCATCGAATATTCTCAAACGAAATGGAAAATATTGGATGACACTACATCAATTGCTGAGATCATTGCATTATATGGGGCTCCTACAAAACCAGCATTGATGGAACCAGAACACAAAATAGATGATATAGCGAACCACGTTTTTGTAACAACATGCAGGGAATTGGCTGCAACAGTTGATACATACTACAAGAATAACGATGTTCAAGTATTTGAGTCAAAGGATTATTTCGTAAGCATATCAAAAAAAGGTAAAAATCCATTTGATGAGAAGACAACACAAGGTATATTGGTATTTGCGAGAGATATCGCAAGAGCGCTAGAAGACATTAGATGGAATGGTGGAGGGTGGAAACAACTTGAAAATCTATCAACAACAATCCAAAAGGAGGATTAAGTGAGAACAAAAAAATCAATAGTCAAGAATAATGGAGAAAAAGTGAAAAACTTTAGAACCACAACGGACATCTTCAGAAAGATCATAGTGTTTCTACTAAGTCAAAAAACGGTTGAATCAGCAGAGATTTTTGAATCTGTTGGAGACAACGAGAAATCAGCAGGAGCAATGTTGAATTTGATGGTTAAGTTTATTCCGGAGTTTATTAAGGTTGAAAAAATATCGAGTAGAAAAAATATATACACTTTGACTCCTGCTGGGCATCAAACTGATATTGAAGAAATGAGGGAGGTATACAGAAAGAGAAAATACGATTATAAGTTTAGTCGCAAAGGTAAACTCCCATCATTGTTGAAAAGAATTACCCCTGCTCCTGGGATCTTTGTTAAAAATTCTGAAACAAACGCAGAAAAAGAAATAGAAAAAATTTCTACGGAAAAAGCTTCAGAAAGAATGGTTCTTTCGTATTTGAAAGAAATATTTGAAACAAAACCTGAAATTCTTTCAGAAACTTCTCAGGAAGAGGAATTCTCCATAGCCAGAAACTCCGATACGATGGTCTTGGGGTACCTTCAGAAACTTCTTGAAAGCTACAAGAAAAAAGAGATGTTGGAGATTTCTATCAAACCTGGAAATAGGGAAAAAATTTATTTCCTTAGAACAAAGGAAGGAAATAAATTAACCATCTCTTTTGGCGAATAGAAAAGGAGGCCCACAAAAATAATAAAAAATAAGGGAGGTGAGTACATTGTATGACTATGGATAAAGTTTCTAAAAGAAACAAGAAAAAATTTACAAAGAAACAAATCGAAGCAATGAAAGAAGAAACCATAAAACAGAAAAACAACAATATTAATAGCACTCCTAAAGGTGCTGTTTCAGATCCTAACATTGTTATAAAAAATATGTAAGAGGGGTTACTAGGCTGCATCCATGTCATAAGGCAACATGGATGCCAAAACCATTTTCATATGCAAAAGGATCTATATGGTGCATGAACATTATGTAACGATGGTTCCATTGGTAATAACAAAACAATTTGGCCGAAACATATTTTCAAAAGGATACCTGATAAACTTCAAAATAATAATACCGTGAGAATTTCTAAGCGAGACTGGTAAACCAGTCCACTCGGAAACTTTTCTCTGCTCATTTTTTTGTAAAATATTTCAGTTTATAATAATCCTATTATATATATTGATTGATGAACAAATAAAAAATAATAGGAGAAATAATATGGGATTAATATCAAAATCACTGGAAGGTATAGGGTTTGTACTTTATGCAGCAAAGTGTAATATAGCTGATAGTTTAAAAACGCCTGAGCAAAAACGTGCGGAAAAGGAAGCTTCTGATGCGTACTGGGCAGAGTATAAACTTCGGCAAAGTATGGAGCAGAGTAAGAGGGAAGAAAGAGAAGAATTGAGTCTAAAACAAGCAGAAATTGAAAAATCTAGAGAACAGATCAGAGAGACAGATCGACAAGACTTACTTAGAAAAATGGAAGTCTTGAATAAAAAGGTTGAACTTGTGAAGAGGGATGAGATAAGAGAAAAGGAAGAAGAGAAAAAAGAATTTGCAAGAATCATGGAAAAAACCTTCGGAAATAACTACAAAGATCTACCATGGATCAAAGAAATGGCAATCAAAAAAGGGATCTCCCTTTAAGATGAAGGAGAGTAATCTCTCCTTTTTTATAGTTTTTTTTGCAAAAAAAAAGGGAGAGCTAAAATGCTCTCCCCAAAGATAAAAAGGAGGTTACTTTATGAAGAGGTTTATATCGATCTTTTCTACTACTCTTGTAGGCTGTAGCACAATGTTGACGTGGATAGTCTTTGTTTTTATTTCATAAGGTGTTGCACCAACATCAACTGTGTAAGAATACAGACCACGTTTTGATTTAATAAGCTCAAGGAATGAAGTACAATCAGCTTTTATTTGATTCCAAGTTGTTGAATCATTCATCTCGAAGATATAATATCTGCAATATTGTTCAAGAGCTCTTTTAACATAAAGAACAAGCCTTACAATATTTATATCTTGTAGTGCTGATGGTTTTGTTTGTGTAGTTAAATTACCCCATACAACATAACCAGGAGCAAACTTAACAATTGGATTCAACTGTGCCAAATACAACTGATCTCTTTCACCTTGTTTTGGATTATACCTTAAATTCCTAATTGATGCAATTGATGCTCTATTAAATCCTGCAACTGCGTACCAAATTTCTGCAACGAAATCATTTCTAGGAATAAGATAACTCATGTGATAAACAGGAGAAACCCAAATTTCTTTTCCAGTAAATGTGTCGTATATTTGGTTGTATTCCTCATAGAGAGCACAATACATTGTATTGTATGTGTGATGATTCTTTCTTTCAACCAATGAATCGCTGCAAGTTTTATTGCTGCCATTATCAAGAATTGCAATACAATCTTCCCTTTCAACAACCAAATCATGAATTGCAGTTTTAACGGATGTTTCATAGCCAGCATCAAATACAAGGTTGAAATAAACATTATCCGTATCGTACATGCTATTTTCATAAATTACTGTTACAGCATCAGGATCTGATGTCGGAGAAAGAATTGGACTTATCAATTGCCCAACATAACCTTTTGCCAATGTCAACGAACCAATTGAAGAAACAAACTGCCCTTGATTGTCAACCAATGATCCATCTGATCCCTTCTTCAAAGGAACAGGAATTTCAGATTCAAATTCTGGGCAATCAGAAACAAGAACTTTCGCTTTTTTGACAGAATAAGTTATAAATGGGTCAGTCCATCTAAATGCAGGAGTTTCCCCAGGATTATCCCAGAACCAACCAGGACTTCTTGATGTTAACCTACTGTCATAAATATTAACTGTATTGTTGTCTAAATCAGAAGATTCCCCCAACCAACCATAAACTGTATTACCAAAACTATCTTTAGCAACAACAACATATGAACATTCTGCCGCTAAATCAGGTGTCTGCCAGTTGTAGAAATTCTGTTTGTCATCAATTAACATTGGTGAATAAGATGTTGAATCATTTGGAACAACAGAAACATTTCCCATATTTTGGGCATATGCTTTTATAAGAAGATCATACCCTGATGTATACGGGGATGTTGGTTCGTCACCAACTGTCATGTCGCATTTTAAAATATTTGAATATGTGTTCAAAACATAAACAATCCAGATAGAATCACCAGAATCGTCAACTGCTGTTGGTTCAAAAGAAACAGAGAATGATTCAACAATAACTTCATCACCATCAGATTGCTTTTCATAAATATCTAGATTATAAATTCCAGTTACCATTTGATTTGCATAAGGAGTCAATCTTATACCAATCTGGTTGTAATAATCGCCTCTGCCCATTGGATAAATAATAGCAAGAGGCAATGTTGGTCCTACTTGCTCAAGAGAAGAATTTAGATCATTTCTAGTCCTTCTGTCAGCTACCCACTGAACACCAATTGCTGCGTCACTTTCCCCAGTAACTACTTCAGCATAAATCAAAAGATTTGCATAAGCAGCATCATAGGGCATACAACGCATAAAATACATTGCGTTTGCTTCACCAAGGAAATTATATGCCTCATAAAGTCCTTGCCCCCAAGTTTGCCCATACGTCAAAATATTTGGTTCCCCAAATTCCTTAACCAAATCGCTTCTTGAAGCAAGAAATACCATTTGGTTATCCCTACCCTTTTTCGACAATGCGCACAAAAATCCGATTGAAGATGGAACTGTTTGAACATAACTAGAAAGATCGATTATCTTTGTGTACACGCCCGGTGATATGTTGTTTGCCATTACTAAATTCCTCCAGGAATTTTTAAAGAATTCTCTAATTTTTTTATCTCTATTGCACGTTAGCCTTTTTTTTATACTCTAATTTTATAAAGCTCCGCTGGTGAAAACCCCTGAACTTGTTCAGGGGATGAAACCAGTAAATCAGTAAAATTATAGAAGTTTTTAACGGTTTTAATGACCCCTGAACTTCTATCATAAACAGGTAGATTTCCTTCGAGGTTGTTATCAGAGGTTTTTAAACTATGCACACTAGGGACTCGGTAGAGCCATATATCCTTGTTTAATGCATAATCACAGTTGCTACAGACTTGGAAAGCATCTGTAGGTGTGTATGTATTTCTCTCTGATAACTTCTGCATACATTAGCCCCTTATTGCTAATTTAAGCCCTCTAATCAACCTTTTGTGATAAATCACGTATTTGAGTATTACTACTCAAGCCCCTTAACTTGTTAAGGGGTGGTTGACTATTTCTGTTAATCAATAATAAATATTCCAAACAAAAATTATATTTCTAGATTCAATTTTTGGCATTGATGGGAAAGTGACTTTTGCATACATATTGAATCCTGTATTCAATCCACCTCCATTGCTAGGAGCTGTGAATAATGCAGCCTCATTAACAATATATCCATTGCAATCTTGGGCTGTCAATGTAATAGTTATTTGCGCAATTAAGTATGCATTATCATTATTTTCATCTTGAACAAAAATTGGATCGCTATCAAAAAGTTTCTTATAACATCCACTACCAGCTCGAAAATCTCCATAATGAAGATCTTCATCTTCTGTTATAAAAGGAAATTCACTGTTCAAACTTATGTCATTATTTGTTGGTGAAATCGGATCAAATGGATTTCCAACTGGGCACCCACCATATCCAACACCGAACCAGCACAACCAGTCTGATGAAAGAGGTAAAATACTAGTATTATCTATATTCATAGCTCTAGAAACAAGCCATTCTCTTCCAAGATAAACAACCAAATTGCTCTTTGATACAAGTTTTACATTTCCATTTTCATCTTCTTCATAAATTTCAACATGCCCTTGTGGTTTACAATTATTTTCTTTTTGGCATGATCGGATAAGGTTTGCATCAAGAGCCTCACCATATTTTTCATTTACGATAATTTTGACTTCTTCTGACATTTATAGCTTCCTCATAAAAGCAACCTTTAATTTTTAATTTGTTCTCTTTTTGAACAGGTATCATTTTTGAATGATCTCTAGGTAATTTTCAAGAACACTTTGATCTTTTGCTTTAAAAAATTTGTAAACATTCTTTCTTTTTTGTTGTGTATTTCTTGAAACAATAGCCATATTTATGAAAAAATATTTTCCTTTGAGACGTTTTCCCTTAAAAACCACAGTCATACTAGCATTTGAGAATTTGATTATATCACATTTTCCAGAATCTAATTTTTTGATTGTTCCTGCGCCATATTCATTATCAGGAATAGTGCCTGTAAATAGAGCATTTTCGCGATTATGGTCAGATGTTCTAGTTATGTATTTAACGACACCTGGTTTATCCGAAGGAAATTCATTCATTGCAAAAGATGCCCAATTTTGGCTTGAAGGCATCTGAAATCTCAAGTCAAAATGAAGTCCTCGTTTTTTTGCTTTATGTTCAAATATTGCAAACTCACTCTTGGTCATTTAAAATCCTTCCAATCTCTTTTTATATTTTGTTCTGAACTATTTTAATAAACAAAATACTATATATATAAATTAACAATAATGAAGAAACTGTGAAAGTTTTCGCCCGGGGAAACCCAGCAAATTTTTTGAGGAAAAAATTATGAAAAAGAAAAAAGAAAAAACAAAAGTGCGTGATTGGATTGCTGTTCATGCGCATTTTCGAAAAATCTGGATCAAAAGGAATGATAAAAGGGTCATTCCCAGACAAAGAAAAAACGCCAACTCCGAGGAGCAGTAGTTTCACCTATTGTTCTACTGCTTCCATTGTTCCACTGAGGAGGGATACCAATTGCCCGGTATCCCTTCTCTTTCTATGTTTTATATTCCAAAAACTGGAGGTAAATATGGTAGAGGAACAAAGTTACAAAAGGTTTAATGCCATCAAATTTCCTGATGGTAAAATTGGAATTCCTGACTACAAACCTACAGGTTCCCATTTGTTAATTGTTGGGAATGAGGGGTGTATAAGGATGGATACAAATAGTGTAGTATGGACCAATGGCAAGAACATCAAAAAAGGTCCAGGAATTCAAACAGACTACGTAAGGGGGGCGCTGTTTGAAACAAGGAAGAGAAGGAAAGCGTTTGGAATTTCGAAACAGGGAAAAGATGCATTAATAAGAATCCAATGTCCAATAGGAACAGATTTAAGCAATCTACAATTAAAATCAAAATATACAAAGATAACAACAGGAGATATTCAAATTTCATACTTTGTGTTAGAATCGGAGGTCGTTGGTTTGAAGACAGAAGAGAAATGCATTAGCATAATGAAGAAGTCATCGAGTTCGGAATCCTCACAAGTATTTTCAAAAGAGGAATACGACAGATTATAAAACCCCTTGCAGGACGTGGTGGGACAAAATCCCACCACAACTTTAAAAAAGGAGAATTTATGAAAATATACAAAATAGAAAATGAAAACATTTTTTTAGTCGACCAAAAGAAAAAAGACCGTTTTTATTTTACAATAAAAACAGAAGAAAAAGAATTAAGGAGTGTATGTGATGGTTGTTGCAAAAAATTTCAAACAGAAACATCTCTAGAATCTGACGATATTATAGATGTTGTGTGGAATCCAAACAAAAATCCATACATTCTTAACATCGAAGAAAAAATGAAAAAAACAATCATCAAATCTATGAAAGATTATATACATTCTTTAATTACATCTGAGATAACAAAAGATGCATATTATGCTTTCAAACTTCATAAAATGTTTTCACCAATAAAAGACGGAACGTTATGCCCCACCTGCAAAGAAAAGGCATCTACACTCAAAAAGAAAATTGAATTGTACGATGCACATCTTTAATAAAAAATAAGGGGGCATTGAATGCCCCCAACAAATTTACTTTCTTTCAAACAAAGGTTTTTCTATTTTTTTAACTTTAGGTTCAATTTTATGATGATAGTTTTTCCAATCATCTTCAATTTCATCGAATACTTGGAATTTCGCCTCATAGTTATACAATAAACCATTACTTCCAAGACATGCACTGATGTAGTAACCACCGATAGTTGGGGTTAATCCTAGTCTCTTCAAGTAGTTTGTTGTTCCTTCGAAACATCCACATTGTGCCCCAAAAATACTTCCGAACATTGCTTGAACTTGTGTGTGTAAATGGCCTTGAAAGACGAATCGAATACTTGGTTTTTCTTTGAATCCCCAAGCCATTTTTCTTAGTTCAACATACGATATTTGTTCAATATTTTTCTGGAGTTTGTAGGAATATGCATATGGACAACCACCTGTTGGGTGAACCATTTTTGCATCAACATTATTTAATATTGGAACATCTGCATCATCAAATCCAATATAATGAAAATCTGATCTCTGATTTGCAATAGATTGAACAATATTATACCCACCATTTTTTATAAATGAATAATCATGATTTCCACCTAACATATACCATTCAAATCCTTCAGGTATATTTGCCAAAACACTTTGAGCTTGTTCATCAGCTGTTACAGCATACAAATCATTTATTTGACCAGAATACACACCAACCCCAGCAACTACATCACCAGGAACAAGAATATGTTTTATTCCTCTTTCTCTTGCAACCTCACAGAATTCTTTAAGTGCTGTTATTTGACAAGATTTAGAACCGAAATGAAGATCAGAAGCAACAGCAAATTTAACTTCAGTTGTACCTATTTGTGTTATTCTTTTTTCTGCAACTGGTGTAGACTTATTAATATAAACTTGGTGACCATCAGTTATTATTTCAGTTCCTAAACTCTTGTGATAATGAATTAGAGCTTCGATTGTTGCTGGAGTACAATTAAGAATGTTACACAAATGAATCAATTTAATACTTGAATTACTTTTTACAATCTTCAAAAAGGCTTCTTCGATATTGGAAACATCAACTTTTGAAACTTTTACATCTAACTTTCTTCTATACTTCCCCATGTAAGAATTAAAAGTTTTTCTATCTGCAGTATACCCTCTAAGTTTGGCCCCTGCATAAATTTCAGTTGGAGACTTCCCTTCCGACAATGACTTTAAAACGTACTCATTTACTTCTCTAGGATAATTGTAACGACTCATAAGCACACCTCACATTTCTGAATTTTTAATTTGTTATAATTGATAAAAAATAAATCCTGCTTACATAGTCGTTTTAAAACAAGACAATCCTATATATATTAATTGTTGATAAAACGAAAGAAGGAGAACAACTATGAAATTTATAAGATGTCTAACACATCGAAGAGAAGTAGTATATCTGAAGATTTCAGAAATAATTAAAGTAGAGGAAGTAGAGGATGCTCCATTCAATTTCTATATCTCCATTAGAGATTCCTACAATGGAGCAGTTGAAGTTGTAGAGGCCTATCCTAGTTCGGATGTTATAAATTCTGCAAGGAAATTTGTGGAATATTTAGAAAAAGAAGAATCGTAAAGATTCTTTTTTAGAAAACAAATATTTTTATTTAAAACAAAAATTCAAGGAGGAAATATGAATCATGGTATTTATTTAGACAGAGACGATGGGTGTTTTATTGCCCAATTTGAAAGAATGGGTGATTCAGAATACAGACCAGTAAGAACAACTGGAAGAATTAATGCTTCAAATTTTTACAAAATTTTCAATCCATCAGCATTATCACTTTTACCTTTGAATTGCAGATTTGCAGATACTATTGGTGGTAATATGAGATTTGTAATTGAAAATCCTCCTCAATACAGAACTTTAAATTTTGAATGGATTTTTGATCATGAGTTAACAAGACTGAAAGAAAGTGGCGAAGACATCAAATATGGATACACAAGTGATTGGATAGCAAAGATTAAAGAAGAAAAAGTTTCCCTAAGACTTTATTTTCCTTATGTTATTTTTATTATTACTATTAGTAAGGGGGATTATGGAATAGGCGCAAATCTTATGATTTTTTACAACATTAAACCTTTGAGATCTTTTAATGATCCATTAATTTATGCAAATCTTCCAAACATATTTGATACAGATATGGTATGTGCTGGAAATTCTTCCACTACTTGGAAGTCAAATGATATTCAGTCATCTCTTGAATCAATAGTTTCTTCATTCTGGACATCATCATTCAATCATGAAGCAAACAGCAGATTCAATATGTATTCTACATCTCCTATGACTATTTTAAGATGGGCTGCGATGTCTAAAACAAATCCGAGTGGAATTTTTGATCCAAGTCTTTGGAAATTTTCTAGTAGAACACTCAACGATATTTTATTGTGTGATAATATTTATCCAAATACTGCTTTTGACACAATATATGAAAGTGGAAAAACCGTTTTTTCTGGTCTTTTGACATCACAAACGAAAGCACATAATTATATTTTGCCAAATGGATCACATTGTCTAAAAATACTGAATGTTGGTGATAGAATTAAATTTAAAGGAAAAATATTTTATATTGAACAGTTTCCAATAAATTCAGATCATGTTATGGTGAAAGATTCACTAGAAGGTAAAAAAACAAAAGAAGTTGGTTTGCATGATATAAGTTTGGAAGAAGCAGAACTTACATCAGCAGAACTTAATACTTTTAATGGCAAAAAAATAGAAGTCAAAGCTGGTGATATTATCAAAGATGATCTTCAGTATATGCAAATTCTAGCGATATATAAAGATTTCTTTGGCAACATTGAAATTTCAACAGATATGAAAACAATAGATATTACAAATTCTAAAGAAAAGGATCAAACTTTATATAAACTTATTGATTTATCAAAAGGAATTACTGTCGGAAGCAGAGTCATTGAACTTAATCCAACCTTCAGATTAGTTAATAGAATGACACATACAAATGGTTGCATCGGAATTTATACAATTTCTTCGTGTCATCCAGAAAAATTTTCATGTAGATCTGGAAAAATTATTATTTCAATGTCTGATGGTAATGTATTTGATACGCAACATATTGCTTCAGGAACCATAGACATAGTTGACACAAGTTCAATTGATGAACTTCCATTTATGAAAACATTACTTATTGGTGAGACAGTAGCAATTGGCCCAATGAATGTAGACTTTAACAACTACAAAGTCTTTTTAAAAGAGTGGAAAAATTTAACAACAAAGGAAGTAAAAACTTTTAAGGATGGATATCAGGGAATAAATTATTTATTCCCAGAAGAAAGCACTTCTTTACATATTCCGTCTCTCTTTGGAAAAGACATAAATTTCAAGGTAGGGGATACAGTTGCTTATGGAAGTAGTGAAAGTTATACACTAAAAATTATTACTGGATTTTTAAAGAGTACTGATAATAGAACACTTTCTATCGGTCTCGCAGATACCATAGAAGGAACACCAGAATTCGAGCCTTATCTTTGTGACAATGGATTTGTTGCACAAAAAAATAAATGCAATCTTTATGGTGTTTATGTAAAAGGCATGGAATTAATCAGAAAAATTGATTTATCTATGTTTGGAAGACATATTAAGGTTGCGGTTTCAAAAATTCCTGGTCTTCCAAAAGGAACACAGTGTAAAATTATTGGTGAATTCACAGATTGTTTTGGTGAAATTCTTCTCCTTCATAATGGATACACCATAAGAAAATCTGATATTGGAACACTTTTCAAATTGTTAGAGACAACCAGTAGGGAATATTATGAAATAACACCTACTCAATTGGGTGGGGAAATAAGAATTTCTGTAGGAGATAAATTCCAGCAGCGCTGGGCATCCACTAATTATGTTCTTCTGCCTAGCAGAAATGAAAGAGGTCGATATTTTTCAATACCCGGGCTTGATGGATATTGTGGTAATGAACACAGATTATCTCAGGCAAAAATTTCAGGGTTTGTATCTCCTAGAATTCAAAATCTTCCAGATCTTATTAAAAAGAGAAATATCTTATATCCTCCGGTAAGAAATAATTATCCAACACCAGAATCTTTTGGTTACTACTCAATTTATGAAAGGAGCTAAAAATGTTTAAAGTATTTTTAAACGATGGTAAAAACGTGATGCCAAAAGATGATGTTTTTTACATTATTGGCAAAAAAGGTGTTTTTCTCAGAAAAAAACTTGGACTGGTTGATGCATTGGTTCCAGTTAAACAACTTTCTTTTCTTGAAGATGTTCAACCATTTGTAAATTTAATGTTACCAAAACTGAAAAAGAATATTGTTGGGCAGGTTGCTGGATTCTTCAGAGCAGTTTATAATGAATATAGATACGAGGCTGTTGTAATGATTTATTTGAATGAGGATCGAAAGAATTATACAATTCATGTTCCTCCTCAAAAAGTTACTGCTGCAAGTGCATCTTATATGAGAAATGCAGCATTTACAGACAAAACACTTGTTTGCTCAATTCATAGTCATGCCTCAATGTCTGCATTTCATTCTGGAACTGACGTTGCTGATGAAGAATCTTTTGATGGGCTGCATGTTACTTTTGGAAATATGGATGAAGATCCACAAATGACTATTGCAGCAAGTGCAGCAGCCAATGGTGAAAGATGTATTGTTCTTCCTGAGCAATATCTTGATGTTAAATTGATAGGCGACGCTGCTGAAGAACCTGAAGTTGACGAAACATCAACAAATTATCAAAAAAATAAGCATCTCGTAAAATATTATTTCAAAAAGACGCCAAGATACGAAATCCTTAGCAGACCATTTCCAAAAGAGTGGATGAATTTTGTTGAGGGAACGAAATGGACACCGAGTGTCTATTCATATGCACGTACAAATTGGTGGGATGAGCGTAGCTACAAAAAATCAAAAGGTTTACCATTTGATGAAGAGGTAAAAAGACCTTTTGTAATTACACCACAAACACCACGGGTTCCAAAAACAAAAGAGGTATTTGATCCATGCAAAGAATGTATTTTTTCTGACAAAAAAGCAACATGCTATTGTGATGGGCATCCAAAGCTTGCCGCAGATGCAGAACTATCAATGACAAAAGATGAGTACACAAATCCTGACTATTTAATTGGTAATGAAGATTTTACGAGGGAAGAACTATTAAAAATGTATGGATTTTCAGATGACGAAATATTAAAAGGATATTAAAAAGAAAGGGGGATACGTGGAGAAAATTAAAAACGTTTCAATCATTGGATTAGGAGGTGTAGGATCTATACTATCAAATTACGTTTCTAAGTTTCTTGAACACAAAAGGGATTTTACAACAATTAAACTAGTTGACGGCGATGAATTTGAATTGAAGAATCTTGAAAGGCAAGAATTCACTGAGTTAGAGAACAAGGCTATTGCCAAAACGAAGGAGTTATCCTCAAAGTTCAAAAACTTACATTTTGAATCAATGCCAAATTTCATTGACGCCGAAAACACAAAAGACCTGGACTGTTCCGATATTATTTTTGTTTGTGTAGATAATCACCGTACACGGAAAATCATTGATGAATATGCACATTCTAGAGAGAATGTATGCATAATATCCGGCGGTAATGAATACACAGATGGGAACGTCCAGATCTATATTAGAAAAGGCAGCAAGGACATGACTCCTTCTCTATCTGATTATCATCCAGAAATTGAGAATCCTGCAGATAAACATCCTGGTGAAATGTCTTGTGAGGAGTTAATGAACAGTGAGCCACAGCTATTATTTACTAATATGTCTGTAGCCACTATGATGCTTTGGTCTTTTTATAATCATTGCGTTATGGATAATCATGAAAAGTCCGAAGTTTATTTTGACATGGTTTCAATGAAAGCAGATTCAAAAGCAAGAAAAGTTAAAACATTGTAAAAACAAAAAAGTAAAAAGGAGAATAGTTATGACATTTGTAAGAAGAGAATTAGCGGAAAAAAGCAAATCAGAGTTGAAGGACATTTGTGATGATCTTGGAATTTATTACAGGGCAAAATCAACCAATGATTTTCTTGTCAATTTGATTCTTAACCATCAGGCTCTTGAAGAAGATGATGCATCAATGGATACATCAAATGATTCTGAGCCAAGTTCTGGATCCAGTGATTCAGTCTCTTACCTCAATGCAGGATTGGCAGCAGTTCGCGAAGAAGATGGTTCTGTCAATGCACTTATTTATGTAACATGTGGTGCATCAACAGGAAACTTCCCGATAGTTGGCAAATCAGTTGCAGCAGCAGGGGAACTTCTCAGGGAAGCTCTAAACATTGACATTTCTTCAACACCAATTGTCAATGGTGCAAGGGTTTCATGGGATTACGTAGTAGAGGAAGGCGATTCACTAGAGTTCACAAAACCTTCTGGAAGAAAGGGATAATTATAAAGGGGGAGAAATCCCCCTATTCCCCAAGTGTTTTATTTTTTTTGCTTAAATAATTTATAACATAATCATCAACAGATTCTTCAATTGTCATCATTTCTTTATTATAACCAGTATTTCTTAACTTCGATATATCTGCACATGTATAATTTTGATAATCAAAATTGTCGTGATCTATGAATTCAATCTTCTTTTCTTTATTCATAGATTTACAAACACAATCGACAAGTTTATTAAAACTATTCGCAACACCTGTGCCAATATTGAAAAGCCCATTTGCATTTTCATTAAATATAAGAAACATTATTATGTCAACAACATCCTTAATATAAATGAAGTCTCTTTGTTGTTCACCATCATTCACACCTTCTTTATTTGACTTGAAAACTGTTATATGTTCATCTTTCTGGAGTCTCTGGAAGGATTTATAGACGAGACCTGTCATATGATCCTTGTGGTATTCATTGGGTCCAAAAACATTGAAAAACTTGAGTCCTGTGACCTTATTCACTATTTTTGTTTTTAACATCCATACATCAAATGAGTGTTTTGAATTAGCATATAAATTAAGAGGTTTTAATAATAACGTAGTATTGTCGTCATCACTAAATCCAAATTCTCCATCACCATATGTCGCAGCCGATGATGCATAAATAAATTTTATATCAAAACATGCACAGAATTTTGCAATAGATTTTGACGCATCAAAGTTTTCTCTTTTTATCAATTGTTCATCTGTAATATCTGTTGATGAGATTGCCCCCATATGAATTATATGACTAACTTTAGAAAAAATTCTAGATTCATTTAAATTGCTCATGAACAGTTCTTTATCTATACATCCTTTAAATTTCAATCCTACTAAATTTTTAATCTTTTGACTAGTGATATTCTTCAAATTATCAACAATTAAAATATCTTCATATCCTAATTTATTTAACCCCCATATTATCGCACTTCCAATAAATCCCAATCCACCAGTAACGATAATCATTATTCTACCTCTCGGTGTAACAGTTATTTGTATTTTGTTCCTTAGTTTTCTATATATATTAATTATCAGAAATAAAGATCAACGAAGAAAGGAGAGAAAAAATGCTTGCACTAACTATGGTCCTGCAACAAAAGTTGTCTCATAGGTTGAATCAAAAGATGAGATTAGAGTTGAGGGTGGATTGCAGAGTTTGTGGCGAAAACATTGGTGAGGCGCCTCTATCCGAAAGGATGATAGAAAATGTTACACATCTGAGTCAGGGAGGATCTTTTACGGATATTTGCCCCAACTGTTTCACGCTTTGTGTTGGGGACAACGAACAAGTAATTAAAGAATGGAACAGGATTGGGGAAGATCCTGTAGAACTTGTCAGGTTTGCAAAAAGACTAAAAGGAGAATATGATGAAGAAAGGTAAATACATAGTTAAAATAGAAAAAGGAAATCTACAATCATTACTTACAGTGTTTGCCCCAACTGACAAACCAATTCCAGGAATGATTAAAGCTCTAGCCCCACACAGGCAAAGCTACGACGACAAAATGCTTATTCCTAGAAATCTAAGCAATCGAGACATCGTGGATTTGTTGTTCTTTGGTCAGGAGATATCAATCAACCAATTAAATAGCGAAAAAATTGAAGTGGAAGTGTTTGACGATGAGGTAAACTTCCACTGAGCAATGAAAACAGATGGTTACACACATCTGTTTTTGTCTAATATATTTTTTTTCTAAAAATAATACTAAGAAGAGATAATTTATTATCTCATACAATATATAGTATTAAATTGTGTAGTTATATATATTAATTATTGAAGAAAGGGGATTTATAAAATTTTATTTTAAGGGGGAAAAGAAATGTTTAAAAATGTTGAAGAAGAAAAAAGAAAGTCGAAAAGAATTAAAACAAAAGATTTGTTTGGATTTTTTCAAACGGAGGATGGCAGATACGAATGTGAAATAATAGATATTTCAGAAGGGGGGCTTCGATTTAAAATTGCTTCTGGTAATATTTCAGAGCTTATTTCATTTTCAGAAAATCAAGTATTGGTTGATATATCCCCAATCAATGAAAATGGAAATTTTGCTTGGGGGTACGGATTAATAAGAGACTTCTTAGATCAGATATGCTCAATTGAATTTTATGCAGCTAACACTCAAAAAATAAAAGAGTTGATAGCTAAAGAAAGTTTAAAAGAGAAAATGAGAAATTCTATAGAAGAATCAGTTAAATCATCCGCAGAAAGAAAAATGACTCGGAAAAAAGCTATACTTGAACTTGATAGGTTATTTTCACATTTATAGAATGTTCATTTAATCAAAATAGGAGGATATAAATGAAAAAAATGTCAAACATCTTTATCGCGGGAATGATTGTTATTTTCTTCGTGGCAGAAGAAGGCCCTAACGCAACATTCAATGAATTTTGTTTATTATGGTGTATGAAAATTATTGTTGCAATTTTGGTAGGTGTATATTGTATCTACAAAGGATATATTTATATTCCAAATGGAGGAGAAAATGAGAAATTTGGTAAGTATAAGAAGAATTGATGAAATAAGGCCAATTGTTGATGCAATGCATATAGAGTTAGCCATCATTGGAGGATGGCAGTGCTGCGTCGGTAAAGGAGAATTCAAACCAGGTGATTATGCAGTCTATTTCGAGATAGATTCATATTTACCAATTGAAGAAAGATTTGAATTTCTTCGAAAGTCCTGCTATCAAAAGATGGGGGGAGAAGAAGGATTCAGAGTTAAAACAAGAAAATTCAGAGGGGAAATTAGTCAAGGACTGATAATGGCTATTGATAAATTTCCTGAGTTAAGAAAAGAAATGGACATAGAAGAAATTGGAGGAATAGATCTTGAAAAACTTTTGCGTGTAAAAAAATGGGAAGAACCTGTTCCATTTGAATTATCTGGTGGCGTTAAGAATAAAAATCCATCTGATATTGCAAAAGCATCACAAGAAAGAATTCAAAATCTAATGAATTACTTTGAACTCTATAAAGATGTTGAGTTTGAAGAAACTGAGAAGTTGGATGGAACATCTGCACTCATCTACAACAAAAAAGATCAATTTGGGGTGTGTGGGCATAACTGGGAATTCATAGAAAGCGACAACAATACTTTCTGGAAACTTGCGAAAGAATATGATCTTCCAAAAATATTGAAAGGGTTCAATGTTGCAATTCTAGCCGAGCTGTGTGGAGAGGGAATTCAAAAAAATAAACTGAACATAAAAGGACAAAAGATGTACATATTTGATTGTTGGGATATTCCGTCTCAGCAATACATGCGACCAGACGTTCGTATGGAATTTCTTGAAGGAATTTATTCCTCTGGGATTGCGCATGTTCCTATAATTGGGGTAACTAAGATATTTAAAGAGTGCCCAAATATAGAATCTATGGTATTACGGGCAAATGGAAAATCTCTAATTAATGATAAGATAATTAGAGAGGGAATTGTTTTTAAATCAATGGAAAGGTTTAAAAGCGAAATTCCAAGTTTTAAAGTATTAAGCAATCAATATCTACTAAAAAATGAATAAAAACGGGAGGATACAATGAAAAAGATTATTGCAATTTTAGTTTTATCTTCAATTTTTGTATCAGCACCAGTTCTGGCTTCATCAGTTGTAGTGTCCTGGAGCAAAAACTTAGAGACAGATTTAGTGGGATACAAGATTTATAGATCTACTGTATCCAAAAAGTACACAAAAGGAATGCCGATAGGAATTGTAACGGCACCGACTTTTACAGATTCATCAGTGTCCCAAAGAACAACCTATTATTATGTCGTTACGGCATTCGACAAATTCGGCAACGAATCACCGTTTTCGAATGAAGTCGTGATAACTATTAAGCGAGCATCAACATCAGGAGAAAAAAATGAAAAGGACTCTTAAAATTAAGATGTCCATAAACAATGAATATTGTGGAATGGATTGCCCGCAATTGAAAGTTCCATTTCAAAATGGAAATATATATTGCCAATTAATTGCAGATAGTTCAAAAGCCGTTTTGAGGAAAGTTGACCTCAAATTATGCAGATGCTTGGAATGCATTCATCTAGAAGAATTTGTTTGTGGTGAATAAAATAAAAGACAGGAGGAATTAATGGAAATTAAAATTGGTGATACAATTAAGTACACGAAAAAAAGTGACATTTTCGCAAAAACATATCTTGAAAGAGTCCTCTTCTATGGTGAGAATGAAATACTTTTTGAAGGGAATAAACAATTCAACATGATGCAGATACAAATTTTAGAACATACCCCTCTTGAAAAAGAGGTGAAAGGAGCCTAACAAGCTCCTTTTTTATTTGCCTAAATTTTGGCAATAAAAAATAACATTCAAAATACCTTTTATGTGTCTGAACAAAAACCCATCTTGAAGACTGAGGTTTTTGCTTTGTTGTTAAGCATTCAACAATTGTGCTGTTATACATGCCATTATATAAACACGCAACGTTAATCCTAACTCTTCTGCCTTCTTTTTTGCTGCTTCTAAAACATCGTTTGGCACCTTTAGAAGGGTAACATTTGTACAGAAATCTAACTCATTAAGTTCCAT